AATCATCAATCATCAATAATCAATCATCAATAATCAATCATCAATAATCAATCATCAATAATCAATCATCAATAATCAATCATCAATAATCACCCCCTCCTTCGCATTCCATCCTCTTTCCAGGCAAGTGTGGATGTGCTCCACGATGGCGTTGTAGAAGGATGTTATCTCCTCTATGGTGGTGAATGTCCAGAACAGGGCGTTGCCGTCCTGCTCGCCGAGCTTGAACTTTACAGGTAGGCTTGCGCCTGCCGTCTGCACCGCCATGTCGTAGGCTGATTTGAAGTTCAGCTGGTTCTCCGTTGACAGCCATACGGGTATGCCGTTCCATGTCAGCCCCTCGATGATTTTGCGGTTTGTCCGTGCGTTAATCTCGTCGGTGATGAGCTTGGTTAGCTCTTCTTTTTTAGGCTTATGGTCGAAGGCCTGCGTGGCCGTAATCTCCTCGCCGTCGTCAGCCGTTATGGTCACTGTGGCCATGACTCTCTGTTTGCCCGTCAGCGGCGTTATCATCACCGCTGCTTGTTGCTGCGTTGTTGTCAAATTCTCGTTGTCCATATTTCTGAATTTTGAATGTTAATTGCCCGTTTTCAGCCTCCACTGACAGGTATCTGTCGGTATAGAGGTATACGCTTCTCATTAGTGGTTGTAAAGTTAAGAAAAATTCTGAAAAAAATCCATCCCACGGCAAATTATTTGCCGCCATAGCCCTATATCACCGCCGTCGGACGGTATATTACTCCCGATGTTATACTGCTCCCGTCTCATAGAATTCTATGGCTGCGTGGGCTATCTCCTTGGACTCTGTACGCCACTGCTGCATGGCTTTCCATTCGGCGAGTATATCGGGGTCGTCGGGATATAGCATACGGTTGTTGATTATTGCCATCATTGCGTCGTCGGTATAGCGGGCACGGATGAGGGCTGATACTATCGTGGCATAGTCCATACTGAGCACGGTGACGGTTGCCGATGGTGATGACACGGTGTAGAACTTGTGGGCAGGTGTGATGGTTGTTGTCACGGTAATTTCCTGATTTTCCATTTTTGCTTATTTTTTAAAGTTATACTTTTTGATTATCAAAATATTAGTTCAATGGGACGGTACTGCGGTCGGGCACGAATGGAGTTGTAGTGTCCGCGTACAATGAAATACCGCCAAAATTCGTCGCCCATGGAGTTGACATACTCTACTCTGCGGCGGTAGGTGCGGCGACCCTTGCAGAAACCAAGGTAGGAGTTGATAACTTGCTCTATGCGTTGGCAGTCGAGGGGTGTCAGTTCACGTTGCTCCATAAGGCGACGGAATCCATTGCAACGCTCCTTGAACCTTGCCAACGTCCGGTTGGAGAGGTACAGACGGAGGGGCTTGCTATATGTGCCCACGAACAGCAGTCCGTGGCTTACGGGCTGGAAGTATCGCTTGTTGACGTGCATCGTGAGGTGTAGCTTGCCACTGAGAAAACCACTGAGCTTTGACAGCGAGTCAATTAAAAATCTCTCGTCATCACATACTATCACGAAATCGTCAACGAACTGCGCCATGCCGAAGTTGTGGCGTCGGAAAAGCCATTTGACGTAGCTGACGAAGTACGTCATAAGAAAGTTGGCGAAGAGCTGCGTGGTCAGGTTGCCTATAGGCTCGCCCGTCTCCGAGGTGAACAGCGACTTGTTGGGCGCGAGCCCTTGCCATAACGCAGGGTCGGTATTCAGCACGCAGTCTCTTTCGGGATGGTGTTTTACTATCTTTTCCACGGTGGTCAGCAGTATTGACCAATACATTTCGGGCATCTTGCCGTTGGCGTATCTGAGGTCATAAAGGTTGACCACGGAAGTGAGGCTCGCCCACTCCTCTCTCAGCCAACGCCTGTGCCATCGCAGGATAAACCGCTTGAGCAGATACCATAGCAGTTCCTTGTCGATGGACATAAAGAAGCCCACGAGGTCGCCACGGAACACCCAAGCTTCCTTGTGGTAGTGGTGGCTTATGCGGCACATCTCTTCGGCTACGTGGTTCACCGCCTTGTCTGGACCGAAGCCCTTGCGGCAGTTGAACGACACGTTGCCTTGCAATATGAAACGGTGCTCGAAGAGCGGATTGAGGCGCAGGCATACCCAATGGTGGACTATGCGGTCGCGGAAGTTGGCGGCGAAGACTTCGCGGAGCTTGGGATAACGGACGAGGAAGCACGTGGAGGTTGAAGGTTGGTACGTGCCATTCCAAAGCTCTGAGGCAAGCACGGGTATATTGTCGGCGGCTATCGCCATATATGCGAGTGCGTCTGGTGATGATGTCTTGCCTCTCAGACAGTCGAAATATGCCTGCCATACGGATTGCGTAAAGTGTTCTGGACATTCGCCAAGTGCTGCCACAGCACGGGTCACGTTCTGATTGTTCTTGTTGTTGTTGTTCACGTTACCCGAACCGAAGTTCACGTTCCACGCGTTGTTACGGTTGTTCTCTGAACTCGACCAGTAGTTGCTGTGTTCGTGCGGCTTTGCATCTTCGTAACTCGGCGCAGCGGTGCTTGCCGACTCTCCGTGAGGTCGGGGACCTGTCATCCGAGTAAGCCGCCCATTTAGCGAAATATAAGGCACTCTGCGCATCATGCCATTACTTTTTTAGGGTTGGAGATGATGGCGCACCCTGACCTCTTGGATTCTCGCGCCACGCCACAAGCTGCGCGATGATACTCCTTATGAGTGCGTCGATTTTGTTCGACGTGTCCTTGTTCAACTTATCAATCTTGTCGATGCGTGGAGCGGCAAGCTGGTTGTCGCCCTTTCGCTGTCGGCGAGGCTTGGCTTGCGGCATAATGCCGTGGTGGACAAGGATTTGGATGTAACACTTCAATCCACATATTATCACATAGGCGCAGTCGATATAACCCACTCTGTCCTCGTCCGTGCGCGACGTGTCGGCATAACCTATTGCTTGCATCAAGTCCCTTGCGTCAAGGAGCATGAGGTCGGAGTACTTGCGCAGTTTATTGGGCATGCGCATCACTATCTCCGTGACCACGTACATAAGGTTTGCCGAGGCACGATAGACGGGTATCTGCGAGAGGGTCTTTCTCTTCGCTGCCTTCACCTCATTGGAGTGCGCCACCGCTGTTGGCGGTACTATCACTCCGTTTGCCTCCACTGTGTTTCCTTCGTTCATTATCTTTGTTTCTTTTTTTAGTGTGTGCCTCCGCCCGTACCTTGCGGCGCGGGCTTTGGCGGTTAATTCTTGTTTTTCTTTCTCTCTTCCCTCTCCGCTTCACGGCGGTCTTGATGACCGCCTAACAAAGGTGAAAGGTGGCACGACGTTAAACGTCGTAGGTAAATGCTGCCACAGCACGGGTCACGTTCTGATTGTTCTTGCCGTAGTTGTTCACGTTACCCGAACCGAAGTACACGTACCACGCGAGGTTACGGTTGCCCTCTGAACTCGACCAGTAGCCGCTGTTAGTCGGCATAGTGAATCCCTTATTCGTGCCGCCCATACGTTTTAGGACGTTGGCGAACAACGGCGTGCGTGCCTCCGTCTGCGGTGCTTCATTGGCATAATCTGCGCTTACTCTTCCGCCTGCCTCGTAGGTAATTCTTCCGCAGGAGTTGTAGAAGAAGTTATAGATGCGGAAGACCGTTCCGATGGATGGTGACGACCACTTGCCACGCTTGTAGCAGTCGGCGAGAGTGCCCTTGCTCACGGTAGGCTCATAGAGCTTGCAAACGTATGCGTTCGGATAGTACATCTGTCGGTATCGTGCGGCATTGCTTGCGCCCGCCTCGGTCATCTTGTTCACGAGAGACTGCATGGCATCGGCAAGTTCTGTCGGTGTCGTGGGCAGCGACTCTCCGAGATACATACCGATTACCTTCTTGGCGTGAGCCACGATAACATCCGTGTTACCCTCCGAATTAAGGTCGGCTACGGCAGTTCCCGGCGCGGGTACGGCATATCCGTCCTCCGTGGTATCGTCGAGAAAGGTGTCACGGATATAATTGTAGCTATTGTTCGACGCATTACTGGGGTTTATAATACCCGAAACTGTGATGTTGGTAAGAGCAGTGTCGAATGCGTCCGCCATGCCCGTTGCCTCCTTTATCTCGTTACCGATGCTGTCTGAGAAGCCATTTTGGTTATTATTGTCGGGATATAGACCCCAAAAGTGCGCTGTGGTGTTGTATGTGCCATCGGTTGACACAAGCAATACGTTCTCCTTGCTATATACTACGAGATTGACCTGCGCAGGGATACCCTTCTCCTCGTCGTACCAACTCGTGATGACACGTGATATAACCACACCCACAAGGTCGAGACCTTCGTCATACTCGTTGTCAAACGTTCCGTCGGCGTATGCGAAGTCATTGAGCCTTGGCACACGGCGGGCGAATCCCACGGACTTGTTGTATTCGAGCTTAGTGCCGTCAGTGAGTGTCATCGTGACGTTGAGGTTGAACTTGGTGGGATAGATGGCACGCTCCACCTTCTTGACGTTAAGAATACCCTTGGTGTCGTCCACGATGTCGGCGAAGTCGGACAAGCCATCGCCTGTGATAGTCCACTTGACGGCGGGCTTTCCGTCCTTGACGGCGATGTTGTTGCCTCGCAGCGGCACGCGATTGAGAGACCAGCCTGTCCATAGTCCAGTCTCACGTATATACTTTGCTCCGCTCACGTCGATGGAGTCGATAGGTATCTTCTTATACTCCACATAGAGCGGATTACTCTCCGACTGAATATCGCCGAAGCGGTCTATGAGTGAGACAACGGTGTCATACGGCACTACGTCGTCGGCTACGGTGGTGATAGTTCCGTCGAGCGAGCAGCTTGTCAGGGTCATCATCCACGTAAGCATAGCAGCCGCAACCTCCGTCCACTTGATTGACTTTACGGAGAGGCTTCTGAGCGAGCGTTCCGTGGAGTTGAAGATATTGTTGACGATAACCTTGGTGTTAATCTTCGGACTGTTGTTAATCGTCAGTCGCTCCAAGTTGCTGTAACCTTCCAGTTCGAGCGTGGACAGTTTCGGCTGGTTGTACAGCAGTAGCGACGTGGTGGCTGCGGGCAGCTTCACGCTCTCCAAGATGCTTGTCTGAGGTAGCGTAGCCTCTTGCACTCCAGTCTTCCTGATGTCAACGGACGATAGTCTGTTGAGGGCGGAGAAATCAAGCGAACCCGACAATGCCGTAAGTCCTTTGAGGGATATTCGCTGTAGGTTCCGAGCCGAGAATACAAGACCGCCTGGACGGAACGCTGGCGACTGCTTACCTGTCTCCGAGTCGGTGTAATAGACGCTTGGTTCGGCGATGAACTCCACAAGTCTGTTGCCCTTGATGGTGAGCGTGTTGGCGGGTGTGGTCGAGAGGTCGCCGATGTTGCCTATCGAGCGGTAGAAGTTGATGCCGAGCACGGCCATACCAGTATCGTTGGACGTTGTATTGCCGAGGTTCAGTGCGAATGTCTCCCCCGGAGCCACACGCTTATGGGGGTCTATGTTCGTCTGTCCGAGCAGAGCTGTCGGGTAGATATACTGATGTGGCGTGACATTGAAAGTGTAGTTGTTGTTCGATGTCGCAGAGTCAGGCAGGTGGAAGGCCTGCATGGAGAATGTGTCAGTAGCCTCTGCGATGCCAAGTGCTCCCGTCTTGCCGTCATACAGCGGACCCCATGCGGCATAACTGCACATGTATATGAGCCTTCGGGTCATAAACTGAAGCTCGCACTGGAGCAGTGAGCCTGACGACTGCGTGATAGGCTTTACGCCTCGTGCTCCCGCACCAGAAGACACGAAGCCGAGCATCTCAGGATATTCGTATGCCATACGTGCCGTTTCTATGTAGGCTATCTCCGAGAAGTAATGCTGTACGTAGAAGAAATACTTCCACAGGCATCCCCACACGCTCACCTTTGAGCCGCCCGTCCATCCGTGAAGGTAGTCGGAGTCGCTGACGAGTCCCTCCATAGCTGTGAAGATACGCTTCATCATAGCCTGCAGCTCCAGCGTGTTCTCCCACATGGCTTCCATCAGGTTGAACAATACCGAGTTCATACCCTCGTACTTTGCCGTAGAGGTGTCACCATCCACGTATGGGTGCATACGGTCGAGGTAGTACGGCTTGGTTGCCCGTCCGTTGTTGTCGGTAGGCAGGATAGTGTCCACGTCGTCACAGTGCATCTCGAACAGCCCTGTCGCAGGGTCGAGCACGAAGTACGTGTTCTTTGAGCAGTTGTCCGTTCCTGCAAGGAAGTGCACGAGGTAGGCGTAATTGAACTTCAACGAGTCGGGTTTGAAGTAGCTCCCTATGTTTGCCTTGGCGTGCGACACCACGGCTGCCGCAATCTCGCCGTTCAGTGCCGCATACTGCGTCTTGTTCGTTGATGCCTCGTAGGTGGCCGCCGTCATGCTGTCGGTACGTATATCCACCTGTGTCCATGCTTTTGCGCTATCGTCCCAAAGGCCTGCGTCAACCCATCGTGAGTTGACAAAGTCGTAGCGTTTCAGCAGGTAGGCATCCGCTCCGTCCGTACACCAGTATTTCTTGTATATATCCTTCGCCTGGTCAGAAACTTGAAATGCGGCAAACGTACCCTTGTAGTAGCCAATCATCGGGGAGTGCAGGTATAGGAAGTTCCATGCGTTCTGTATCTTCTCGATAATGTTTGCCTTCGGTGTGCCGTCATCCTCCGTTGCACCACCATCGAAGTCGAGACACTGCTTGCCGTTGTATACGAACCCCTCCCCATCGGCATCGTAAGTCACGTTTTCGGGGCAGTCGGGCATCCCCCAAGTGAATGGCACTCGTGCGTCCGTAAGGTCGAAGTTGTTGTCAGAGCCTTCAATCATGCAGAAGCCAGGGTGTAGCTTCTTCACGTACCCCCATGTCGGCTTGTCCATCTTGCCTGCGCCGAATGTGCCGAGACCACGGAATACAGGAGCAGAAGCTCCAGCGGCCTGTACGAAGAAGTAGAATGGCTCAGTGTATTTTGATACACGGGCAGTAGCGCATGCCTGTTGCAATGAATTTTTGCCCACGATGGCCGTATGCAGGTCGTTGTAGAGGTTGTTGCCTCCCGTGAGGTGACTCTGCATAGATGATGCTATATTTCGCTTGTTCACGAGCTTCGATGCAAACGGAGTGCCATCCTTGACCTGATAGCCCATACCACGGTACATGCCATTGCCGTCAATCCATCCGTCAGGCACGGCAACAGATTTCGTTGTCGGGTCGTAGGGGTAGGCATTGGGCGAGGCCTGCACAGGGTCGAGCTTACCAAGGTTGCCACCACTGATGCCGACAAACCAGTTGCCATTATCGTCCTGGTATGGGTCTGTGACGGTAAGGGAGTTGTGCAGGTTAGAGACGAGCACGTTGATGGTTTCCGTAACGTCACCACACTTGGTCTGCATGTTGGAGTCGTAGTATGTGTTGGCCGTAGAGCCTTGTCGTGATGCCACGAGCGAGGCTGTGTGCCTGCATATCGTACCCGAATATTCAGGCAGGTACTCGCCAGTCTCGGAGTATTTGAATATCTCCCAGTAGCCCTTCTGTTTCGATGTCAGCTCGTGGTATGGCTCAGTGCCGTGCCACACCAAGCAGTTGCGTCCGAGCGTGCGCACCTTGTCTATGTCTATCTTTCCCGATGTCAGCAGGTCGTTGCGCTTCTTAGCCTCCTGTTTCTCTGCCGATGTCGGCATCGTCGAAATGTAGTTGTCCAGCACCTCACGGCTCTCAAGAGCGTTGCTCTGATAGCATCGTATTGAATATATGTCTATGTCCGCACCGTCCTGCCCTATGGTGAAGCCGCCATTCGACATCGCCGCCGTGCAGAACTCCTCGCTGTCCTTGATGCTGTATCTCAGCTCACGTTCTATGTCGCCATTGATGAACACCCTCACAAGAGGTATCTTTGCTGCCGTAACGTCAAGACCCGACGTAGCGTCAGGCACGTTCACGTCACCCTTGTTCGGTGCTACGGCATTGTGTATGTTGATGACGACATGCGTTCTCACGCCTTCACGCCACAGGAAGTCGGTCTCCGAGTCTATGGTGTTGTTCTTCAGATACACGTTACCCGAAAGCGGTTTCATCCTCAGTCCGCGAGGGGTGGATACGGAGTTGCCGTCGGCATCCTTAGTTATGATATTCTCGAAAAGACTTATCACGGGGTCTTCCTCGTTCGTTACGTTACGTGAGGCGAATGTCATCTCCAGCGTCATCGACGAGTCGGGGGTTGTGAGGAACTGAGCGAAGGGGTTGTACTTGAAGTTCAGCCTTGCTCCTGCCGGAACTCTCAGCACCTTCTGTCCGTCGTGTTCTGACGTTATCCACCCGTCGTTCACGAAACCGAAGCCTTCCCATGTGCTCTCTATCTCGGCATTGTTGTCCTTTGAGTTCAGCACTCTTGCTGGGTTGGCCTCACTGTTGTTGCGCGTCTTGGGGTTGAGCAGGAAGGTAGCTCCTGCCTTCGGGGCATAGCTCTCTGAGTTGTCCACGTTGATGATGGTGAGGTTGTCGCCCTGTGACTCCTCCATGAAGTTGATGAGGTTGCCCACGCTGTCACGTCGGTAGACACGGAAGTAGGACGGCAGGGTGGTAGCTCCGTTCTCAGTCTCTATTTCTATTGTCGTGTTGAGCGTGTTTTCCGTACCCGGCGTGACGAGCGTCTCCTGCTGGAAGAATATGTCGGGATTGTCGTCGGGGAACACCTCGGCATAGTCCGTGAGGTAGAATATCGTCTGTATGGCATCACCTGTGTTGGTGACATTGCCCTCCTCATCAATTCTGGGCGAGAACACGGCATAGTCGCAAATGTCGGTCTGAGCGAAGTTGTCTGCCTCCGTGATGATGTTCTGGAGCATGATGTACGGCTTGATGAAGTCGCCTGTCTCGCCAATCACCATGAAGCGGTTGACAAGCGTGCGGCTCTTGATGATTCCGCCGAGGCCGTCGTCACATGTCAGCCATGCCTTCACGGTCTTCACTCCATGCGACAGAAGCTTGTAGGTGTCGAGGGTGTCAGTGATATTCTTGCTTATCACGGTGCTGTCGTCGCCTGCTGACAGCGGATAGGTTATCTCAGGCATTGCCGAACCTGTGCCGCCCGTGATGCTCAGGTGCAGGGTCTTGGCCACGGCTCCATATACCATGTAGCTGATGGGGAAGCCACGGTCTTTATATGACGATGACAGGAGTGGTGTCTGGTAGTTGAGCTGACAGATGAGGTCGAGCGTGGTCTGTGTGACATCGAGACCCACGGCCACGTATGTTGATGTTGCCTGCTTCTGCTGCCCGTTCTCGTCCTCGTATGTGAACGATGCGCGGATGCGTATCTTCTGTTTTCCTGTGGTCAGAGCGTCCCCAATCTCTACCTCCGTCATATTCTCCGTGTCGGCATAGTCTGTTGACGGCAGTGCATTGGAGATAGTCTTGACGGTGCTGTATTCCGTCTGACTCGCCGTCATGCGCTGTATGACGAGCGTACAGGGAGTGCCCACGTTAAGACGCTCACCCGATGAGTTGCGCACAGCACAGAAGCGCAGTGGCACTTTCAGACTGCTTCCCGACACGATGATGCTTGCCGAGGACGATAGCGTGGAGAACAGATAAGAGGCGTATGAGTCGCCCTGTACGGTACTTATCGGCAGAGCCTCGTCAACCAGCAGCAGGTCGGCCTTGCCCTCTGGGTCGGCCATATACTCCGTATAGTCGTCCTTGGAGTAAAAACCCCACAGGTGGTAGTAGTTGCTGCTGTCCACGGTCGGAGACCAACAGGCGTAACCGATTTTACACTTTATTTCCTTCTTCAGGAACTCCTCGACTCTCTCGCCCTTATAGGCTGTATCTTCGCTTATCTGCCACGGGGTATCAATGGATGATATGACCTCGTCGATGATGTTTTTGATTTTCTTTGCCATAGTTTATTTTGATTTTTGTATAGTTGTGTAGGGGGGGGTAGGTTTTGTAGGGAAGTGTAGGTGTTGTAGGTTTTGTAGGTGGGTGTAGGGGAGTAACTCGTAAGTCATAATTCCTAACTCCTAACTCCTAATTCCTAACTCTTCACTTCCTCCACCCTTCATTACCTGTCCACGGCTCATCCTTGCTCCAGTAGCCTTTAGCGAAACAGGAGAGGAGGGCTGAAATGGCTGCCATTATCAATCTTCTGAATGTGCTCATGATGCTTCAAATTCGGCATAAACCCCGAAGTTATTCACTATTGAAATATGATAGGTGTTGCCTGCCGTGAAGTCAGGCTCCTCTGCCCAGCGTATTGTTTCCGGGAAAACTACAGCGGTGTTGCCCGAAAGTGTCAGCTCAATCATGTACTCGTTGTATTGCCCCTCCACGGCATCGCCGAGAGTCAGCGTTATGTCCTCCGTGGCGTTGCGCCACACGTGCAGGATGTTTGGCTCTATCGTCACGTAGCCGCCAGCGTCATGCTCCAGCACTGATATGCGCTCGGCCTTAGTCGCAACGTTGTCCCTGTTTGTCCGAACCTGTGACACAACGGCATTAAACTCGTCAGCGGAAAGCCTTCCACGAGCATTAACGCCGCCATTCTCAATCTTGTCCTGTAAATTTTCAAAATCCATAGTTTTCTTTATTTTTTTTATGGGGTTTTTGTAAGGGGTGTTGTAGGTGTTGTAGGTGTTGTAGGGGTGTGTAGGGGTGTGTTGCTTATTCGTCTTCGCCTCCGAGAACCATGTTGCCGAAAGTATAGATGAAGCCTTGGTTGTAGATGCCGCCATCGAAGATGAGTGGGAATCCGTAGGTGAAGCCGTGCATCATCGTCTGTCGGCCACGGTATCTGTTATGAATGGCGTTGAGGATAAGGGGCAGCTCGTTTGTCGACAGCCTGTCGAGCTGTGATTTCGTCAGTGAAGCCGAAAAGGAGAACCCTGTGTCATATTCGGTGAACCTTGTCGGTTTGATGGCGATGTCGCCGATGGTCTTGTTATCGTCTGCACTCATTGTTTAATCGCAATATATGTTAAGGTCTGGCGTGGTATGGCTGTCTTGGGGCGCACTGAGCTGTTTCGGAGCGAACATGCATTCCATATATTCCGAGCCAGAGGAAGCACCAACTTCCATCGGCCATGCAGAACCACCTTCCGTAGTAAACAAGCATGTATAGGAGCTTTCCGCCCAAAATATCGCCTGTTTTCTTATTGGCATAAAGTCAGAACTATTATCCACATACCACAGCAGAATATTCTTACCGTTAATCTGTTCAATAGCAGATGTAAGGTGCAATATCTGTCCAGGCATGAGCAATAATACTCTTCCTCTTCTACCATTACATACGAATACTCCGCCCTCGTAGTTGGTAGCTTGATAACCTCCACCGCCTAATGGGTCAATTACTGGTGTACCGTCAGAAGCATAATTATCATAAGATACTATTCTTGGGTCGGCTATTATTGTGGTGAGATGGTTATGGAAACTTAGCATTACGTCATCTGTGTATTTATCGGCTGCTCCTGTTGCCCATTTTGCCACATAAGGGTTGTATTTTGCGGCTATTGTAAGTTTAACTCCAGCCTCCTTAACAGCCGAAACCACAACCGACTCAGATGCTCCTCTTGTGATTGTTATGTTATTTATCATTGGTAACACAACAGTAGAGTGCCCCACAGATACAGACTTATTCTTAATCATGTCACAAATTATAAAATCATCTGTGTTTTCTGTGTAATTCTCTACAAGTACACCTCTGAGGTGGAGGTTGCCGTCTATGATTGTATTCTCTGCGTTGAGTTCTATAAGTCCTTTGGTGATGTTGATGCCCGTCTTGTGTAGCTGGTTGGCCACCGTCTCCTCCTCGGCAAGGTCGTCAGCGGATGTCGTCCACTCCGTGAGCGCAGCCCCATACTCCAGCTTAGGCTTCTTGACGAGGAATGTTCCCGTATTGCCACTGATGTTGCCGCTGCTGTCCACGTTGCCGCCCGTGACCTCGATGTATATCTGTGGCGTGAGCGTCACGTTGTCGTTGGTGATGACATGCACCCAGTAGCGTGTCCACGTGTTGGGCACGTTCTTTATCTTCACATATCCGCTGTATGGCGAGCTGCCCTGGTCTTCGGAGAAGCGGCTTATCCCCGTGCTATGCTCGGCAATGAGGACATTGCTGCCGAAGTTCACGCATAGCCCTGCGTAGTCGTTGGCTGCTGACGTGCGGCGAGCATAGAAGGAAAGGATGTAGCTGTTGCCCTTGGAGAACGTCTTGCTCATGGTTATCAGCGTGCGGTAGCCTGCCGTCCATGAACTGTTCGATGTCACGTATGTTGCCGTAGCCGTACCCTTGGACATGTATATGCCTGCCTCGTCGGTGTCGGCGGTACGTCCGTAGACCTGTGTCAGTCCCTCACCGCTGCTGACTATTTTCAGCGTGTCGCTATCGGGCAGCATGTTGCCCATGACATAGGCGTAGTCCTTTGGTGACGGCGACCATGCCGTATACTCCTCCGACTCCTCCATCATTGGCTCCGCTATGCGTATCGTGCCCGATGAGGTGAGGCAGAATATCACGTTGACGAAGTAGTCGCCAGCCCTGGGCGTGATGGTCTTCGTTACGAGTACCCACTTGCCGATGGTGTCGGCTGTTGTTACAAGTCTCTGGCTCTCCTGCCATGTGGGCGTACCCTGTTCGCTGTTGGCCTTGTAGTGGACAATCATGCTTGTTCCGTTGCCCAGCGAGCTTGACATTCTCTTCGCCCACACGCTTATGGTGTAGGACTTGCCTGCCTCCACGGGGATGTTGAGGAAGTAGATGCCGCCATAGGTGTTACTCGTCGACGATGATGAAATCTCCAACGAGTTGTGGCCGTTGATAGTGTCGGCGGTGCGGCGTATCAACGTGGCTCCTGAGCCGTTGACCCTATATCCGTCGGTGTCGTAGCCGATATTCTTCCAGAACTGCGTACCCATGAGCATGTTGCGCCTCACGTCAGTAATCTCCGACACCTCCAGCGCAATCTTACGTGAAGTTACTTCTATGCTACCAGTATATTCTGTTAAGTCTGCGTCAGTTTTAAGTGGGATTTTCCCTACCTCCTCTTGAAGAGTACCAATAGTACCGTCTTGAGCGTCAACTCTATCGTTTACCGTGGATATCTTATTAGTCAACTCTGTGACCTCTGTGGTTATCTTGCCGCTCAGCTGCTCTATTTTGGAGTTTTGCTGTGTGACGGTGGTATTTATTCCGTCTACTGTCTCCTCAATGGTTGTGATGCGCTCTGTGACCTCTGAGGTTATTCTGTCGCTCAGCTGCTCTATCTTGGTATTTTGCTCTGTGACGGTGGTATTTATCCTGCCTACCGTTCCCTCAATGGTTGTGACTTTGGTCGTAAAGGTATTCACCTCCGACCTTATCGAGTTCGTAGTGACTTCAAATTCTGCCCTCGTTTTCTCTATCTCTGTGGTGTTGTCGTCAATTCGTGTATTTATCTGCTCGTTCACCACCTTTTGCAGATTGGCGTATGCCGTGTAGTATGCGTTCCACATCTCCCGGTATGTCACGGCATCCAATTCGTTTCCATCGTATGTGTGTTCAGAAAGGGTTATATCAACCGACAGGTTACTGAACCAAGATGGCAAACCGGTGCTAATGTCTCCGAGTGGGGTGTCATCGTTGAGCATACGGCACAAATTCGTCCAGCTCGTGTTAAGCTCGCGCTTTTGGGACGAGTCATCTGCGGCAGCTGTTATAGAACTGAACAGAGTCTGTTGTTCTTTCCATGTAAGATACAGGCGTGACAGTTCGGAACCGCCCGATATGATGCCGTCATCGGCTGCATCGGCAATGAGCTGCAATGATTTCAGTGTCTGTGCGTCCGTCACGGGCTGCCATGCGTAGGCGTTCTCATCAGTCTTCACGAACTTGAATGTAGTGCCACCAGTGAAATCTCCCGAGCGTGATGTGTCGTAGAAAATATCCCCCACATGCTGGTCGGCTGTGCCCTGCGCTATCCATTCTGCGGCAGGAGCGTTTTCAAGACTTGGGGCATAGTCGTAGAACCAAAACTGAATATCTCCGTCAAGCGCGTTAGCCATCTCCTCAACTATTTCTCCTACATCCTTGTCGGCTCCGCTGCTCGTGACAACTCGAAACTTTCCCCTAATCTCGTTGCTGTCGAGGGAAAACCATGTGTGACGGTATGGGGCAAGGGTGAAGTTGAACGGCTGGCTGGAGGTGCTTATGCCTATCCCTATGTACTGAGATATGGAAGGGGCTTTAAGCTCGCTGTCTATCCATGTGTCGTTGTATGCCGACATGATAATTGCGGATGCACGCTCGGCATTGTTGGAGTTGCCAAGCTGTACTATGCTGTCGCCTGCGCTCGGTGCGGCGTTGGAGTTGGCATCGTATTCGCCGTAGATGTTGCTCAGGTCTATGTAGTAGTATTTCCTCTCCGTAGTATCGAAGTCGTAAGTTTTCGCATTATACGAGCATCCTACCACCTTGCGCCAGTAGTACTTGTTCGACACGTCATTGTAAGAGCCGGCACCGAGATTGAACGACTGACAGATGGCAAGGTCGTTAACCTGCCAGTTGTTCGTCACACCGTTCTCTCCGTCATCGGCAAGGAAGTACACCCTGTGGCATCCAGACATCTCCTCCACGTGCATAGCCTCACAGCTTGCCGCAGAGAGTATCATTCTTCCTCCCACGCTACGAACCTGGTCGATGATAAGCTGGAAGAAATGTGCCGCCCCTGTGACTTCTAAATTCTTAGTAGTCACATCCCTCGCAACAAGCTTTCCCGTCTCATCAAAATACCAGCTCCCGTCACCTATCTCCAAGCCCTTCAGGAACCTAATCAGAAAACTCGCTATATCATTGATGTCTTTCCTCAAAAAAGCACGCGCAACAGCCTTCTCTGTGGGAACCCTGCTGTCGCTCGTATCGTTATTGCCAACACCAGCAAAACCACCATCCAAAGTCAGAGACTCTATAACCTTGCCTACAACAGACAAGCCTTTCTGGAAATCTATCCTACCCAAAGCCGTGTCAGCCTTCGTCTTGCTCAGAAAACGCTTAGATGCAGCATCCAAAACCATCTCGTTCATCTGGGAATAAACAGCACCGCCAACTTTGCCACTGCCACTCTCTATGGACGAAATCTTGTTCTGTATCTTCTGTATCGTGCCTACTTGCTTTTCCTCGCGCAAGGTAATACTGTACTCGGGTATATTTCCGTCACTCTCCTTTATCGAAAGCTTGTCTATGGCAATGTTGCCAACGATGCCGAAATCTTCGTCCGAAAAACGCATTATATCACCGGCCTTAAGCGTCATGTACAGGCTTCTCGCCTCGCCTGCCTCGTCAGCCATAGCCTCGTCATGCTGTCTCGCCATGTATATCTCGTCCACTTTCGGCTCATAAACATAGTTGGTATAGTCGTTGTCCGAAAGAAATGCAAGGGCGTATTTCAGCAGCTTCCTCGATGCAGCCTCCACATACTCGTCGGGCAATGTAAGACCTGTCAGCACAAAGTGGTCGCCTGCCTCTATCTGGAAATCACTGTAAGGGAACCACAGGCCGAAATCCAAAACTCGCTTGATACCCAAACGCCAGCTGTCGTCATCCATCTTCTTGCACGAGGCAATCTCAAAGCTCCTGCCTGCACACTTGCCATCCTTCATGCTGATGGCGAAGCTCTCGTCACGGTACTCGTTGAGGTTAAAGTTTATCTCTGGCCTCAGGTAGATATATGTGTTGTCTATTGTCTCGCTGTCTACTCTTCCGTTGTCGCTCACGTCAGAACCGATGTATATCTCGTCTATCCTCTGACCGCCAACTTCCATCTCTTCTATCGTGGGGTATATCTCGTCTATACCTTCTTTCTTGTCCTCGGTATCGAAATACACTGAGGCGGGACGCACACCCAACTCAGACATGTTTGGGGAGTCCACATAGGGACGCCAGATATTGTCGGAAAATACAAAAACCTTCTCGCCGTCATATATCTCGCTCTTCTCGGCAGCACTCAGAGATGACCACCATTCCGACAGACTCTGCTTTGGAAAACCGGGTAGCATAAGCCTGTCGCAAGCCATATTGTTCGGAAGACGGCTGTAAGAGTAGTCCATCTGGTCGCTATCAAACTTCGAACGGTTCACTCCGCTCGTAAACGACAGTTTCTTAACGCCCGAGCTAAGGGCTGTACGCAGGGCTGAGGTCACACTACTGCTGCCACTGACATATATCACTGAATTGGCAAATATGCTGTCTGTTATCTTCTGCAACACTATCTTGCCACTATACTCGGCATCGGAAATCTTAAAGCTCACATTGCCGTTCTTCAAAGCTTCCGCAGAATAGTATATGTCTATAAATATGCCGTCAAAAATAACGTTTGGAAGGGTTATGGCAACGGCATACGTGCCACTGCTCGAACTTATCTCGTAGCTGTCAAGCTCCATGAAGGGTATGCCGCCAAGGTCTGCATAATAATGCGACGGAAGGTTCTTTGTGGAGCCGTAGGCACGCAGGCGGGTCACAATGGTCTGCTCACTGTCTGCGGTCTGCGCTATCTCGTACAGACCATTGCCTTTGCCGTACTTGAAGATATTGGTTGTAGGAATGCCTTCCGTTCCTACATATACATTCCTGCCCCTGACAATGAAATTCACGTCAAAGGTGCTATTTACCAGCGCAAGGGCTTCCCAGCATGTCTGGTTGTCTACCGATACTGATGCCGACTCTATAACGCTGTCACCAATGCCGTCACCGTACACACTTGACCATTCTGACGCGTCGCAACCTCTGCCAATACTGCGCTCCTTGTTCCTTGAATACAGCTTCCATACGCCTTTACCATATAGCTCGTCCACATTGGCCTGTATTCTGTCAAGCAGGTCATCAAGGCTCTCTACATAGAATGAGAACTTGGGTAAAGCAGTATAGTGAAGGTTGTTGTCTGACAGCACCACGTCCAAAAAGTCACAGCGGACAAGCTCATACGACAACGACATGAACTTCACACCGCTGTACTTGAACGCCTCTCCATAGCTGTTCGCTCTTGCAGTCTTGCTCTTGCCGGGGTCGTAGTTTATCTCGAAACGCTCACCTCTGTACTCTATGTAGTCACCTATGCGGAAATCTATCGGCACACTGCTTGTAATGTCTGCCGTAACACTGCACTCCCCCATCCACTCGTCGTTGTATTCCAACGAATACACATCTACGGCTATGCCATTGCCGTCCTTGACAACATTGCCGTCACTATGGTATATATTCCACTTTCCCATATTTCTGACACTATACTGCTATAAGTCCATTCACATTCCCATCGTCGTCCGATGTTGTCACTACTTCCGTAACAGGGTCGCCAACTCTGAACGTAACGGTGAAATACAATATGTCACCATCGTCACCCCTCACAAGGGTGGCATCATCGTTGACTTTCAGATACCTCACATGCTGCCTGCCAATGCTAAGATACTCGCTGTAAAGCATCATCTTGCCCTTCACAATAAACTTCAAAAACTCGGTCACACAAGGGTTGGCTTCAAACTTGCCGCCCTTGAAGCAAAAGGTCACATCTATGTCGTAATAGGCCATACGAAGACCATCCGGACTGATATACTCGTCCAAACCGTCCTCATCCATCCAGTTCCTCGCACTCACCTCCTTGGCCTCCCCAGTAAACTTGAAGGGTATCGTACCGCAATACAACCCCCAACGGGCAACGGTCTCAACAAACTCGCCACCCTCACCCTCCATCTGCATATAAGTCTTATAGTACTCCATATTTCTCACATCACGTTTTAGTTACCATCCCTCCCCAACTCTATCTCCTCTATCTCCACTATAAAATTCTTCACTCTTCACTCTTCACTCTCATCCACTCCCACCACCGCAAATATACTCATTTTTCCTCAAAAAAGCTGCATAAATATCCACAAATATTGCATACTAATTCACATACACCTTCTTTGTGTTATTCGTCACAGCTCTAAACATATCTCTTATCTCCTCGGCGGCATCGGCGTTTCTCATGCTGCACTCGGCTATATACTCCAAGGTGGCAAGCTGCTGTCTCACTGTGGCGTTCATCTGAGGTATCACACCAACGCTTTGATATATCTTACTGATATTCTCTCTATTAACCGACACGTCAGCCCTGATACTGTTCAGGTACGACAGACCAAGATTGGCTTCTTCCTCGGTAATGCCGCTTATCACATTGCTCGCAGAACTGCTGCTGTTGTCGTTCCAGCCATACATATCTCTCAGCATGTCTCTCATGGCATCGACATCCTTCGCCAACGACTCCGAATCGGCCATCAGTGTACCATACTCCTCTTTCGTGTACCCGGAAATCACCTTGCCATCCTGTCCGTAAACCTTCTCGCCGTTCTGGCCGTACTCCGTAGCCTTATCCAGCAAAGCCTGAATGCGCTCACTAAACACCTCCTCTACCATAGCATTCAGTAACGCATTCTTCATGTTGTTCTCGAAGTCATCAACAAGGTTCTCTGAGCTATTCGACATCTGCGACATAGCACTCGCCCACTGCTGAACCATACCCTCAAAGCTGTTGCCTGTAAGCTTCTCGGTGATGCTCTTGGCTATGTCGTCTGCCTGGTAGCCGTACTCGATAAGTTTCTCCAAGTATTCCTTGTAGTCACTGTCAAGTTTGCTCCACAAACCGGCATAATCCTGCTTTATCTGCTCCAGCACGTCAGCATTCATATATAGCATATCTTCCATACCGGTAAACTTCACACCATACTTGGAAGAAATCTCACCTGCCACATCCCTCCAGTTCTGACCGTTGTAGTCGTATGAGCCTTGCCACATCCTGTAACCTATGCTGTGACTACCAACAGATTTACCGGCACCCAAACGCTCCTTAGCTATCAAACGGGTCTGCTCTATCTCTGACTCCAACAGCTTCTTCTGCTCCTCGGCGGCCTTCTGAGCCTCACTACCCCAATGGATGCCAAAATACTCCTTCTTCCTCGATATAAGACTGTCCCATACGCCTACCAATCCTTCATACTCCGTCTTTGCCGCGTTGTAAGAGGAATAGTCGGCACCATCAAGGTCTAACCCGAAAAGGGAGCCTATGCCGCCAGCAATTGAGTATTTCATCATCTTTCCAAGAAAACCGCCTACCTCTTCTGTTAACGAACTTAAGAAACCATCAAGACCTTGCTTGTTCACCTGTTCCATTATTCCAAGCGACGTCTGAACAATCTCGCCATACTGGCCAGCAATCTTGCTGTCAGCACCTGCCATAGTTATTATTGATTTCGTCCACTGACCGCCATTCCTGAACAACACGGAACCATCGCCGTTACCACTTGCCAAAGAGGCCAGCATATTGCCAAGGGCACTGATATTACTTATCGTCTCGCCTTTCTTCCCCTCTACTGCTCCAGTAGCCTTCGCCTTCCTGTTCTCGGCTTCGTTCTTCGTTTTCCTTGACAGCTCCGTGCGGTAATCATTCTCGCCATATTGCCTCACGGCATTCTCGTATTCTCTCACGGCAACATCATAAGCCTGAGCAGCTTTCAACTGTTCATCTATCAGCTCTCTAAGACCGCTCCATGTACCGCCATAAACCTTCTCGTCTAACTTCGCAATGCCGTCATACAGTGTCTGCAAGTCAGTGGTGCTCATACCTTCCGTCAAACCGCCGGCAACAGCCGTAGACAGATTCTTGCGTATCTTCTTTAACTCTTTCCTGCTGTAATTGTCCAAATTGCCAAACACACCATCCCAGTTGATGTTGCTCTTCAACTGCTCAAGCAGTATGCCGGACTTCTCCTGTTTTTTCTGATACTCATAGCGGCCTATAAGCCCAGTGTCGCCCATTGCCCTCGCTGCGGCTATCTTGCTCGCATACTTCGCATCTACAGCAGCAAGCTTCTCGGCAAAGCTCAATGTATTGGCTATCGCATCGGCACCGTCTTTCAGGTACTGCACATAGTTGTTCCTCAGCAGCTCGGTTATTTGCTTCCACATCTCGTATGCGCCTGCCATATTCTGACCCTTGTACATCTCCTTGGCTTTAGCATCGGTCATGTCTTTCCAGTGGTATTCCACACCGAACTTCTGCCCGAACTGCCGCATCAGCTCTCTGGCATTCTCGTCAACAAGAACATTGTCCACCAACGCCATGTTGGCAAACGCCTCGCTGCCCGTCTTCTCAAAGATGCTTTTCCACAGGTCCATCTGCTTCAACTGCCTGTCCAAGGCTTCCTTGAAAATAGCGGCCGCCTTCTCAAACTCTGGCTTCAATACCTCAGATAGTTTCCATTCGCCAATCTCTCGATTCAGCTCGGTCAAGGCTTTCTTTCTCTCGTTGCTCAACGAGAAATCCAATGACTTCTTCAACTTCTCTATCGAACCCACATAATCCTCGGGGTTCAAACCTTCCATCTCGGGGAACAGATTGAACGACCATTGTCTGGCATCGCTCTTGGTCATCACCTCCTTTGCCTTCTGGTACATCTGCCTGAATGCCTTGAAAGCATTGATGCGCTCACGGAGGTTCTTTAGCTCGGGGTCTTCCTTTGTCGTCTTATTGGTTTTCTTGCCTGTCCCTTCGTAATCGTAATACAGCAAATCGCTGGCGGCACTTACTGCTGTCTGCCAAGCCCATTTCTTCGACTCAACATCATTCGACTTGCTCTTCATGGCACTCTGATACTCATTATATAGCTTGTCAATATCCTGTTTAGCAGCGTCACGCGCCTCTGTCCAACTATTGCTTTTACCCCAAGAGTCCACATACTTAACATATTTCTGCAACTTATCATTAGGCAAAACATTTGGCACACGCTCAGCCATCTGCTTCGCAACATTATTGTCCAAGCCCTGTTTGTTATACACCAGGTCTATGACCATCTGAAAATTAGAACCAGCAAGTAGCTCCTTTACCTTTGCCTCCAAGAGCGGGTACTTCTGGGCTATGCCGTCCTTGGCATCTTCCATCAGCTCCTTTACCTTCTCTTTCTCGGCATCGGTCAGCTCCACTCCCTGACGTATCTTCAAGGCTATCAGAGGATAGCTCTCACTGATAACTCCTGCCATCTTGTCCGATACCTCTCCGGCAAGCCAGCCGTCGGCAAGACCGAACGACTCCATAATCTTACCGCGTATCGTATTAGATACCTCTGGGGGAATATTTAGGGCGGTAAATATACTCGACATTGCCTGATTGGCTGCATACTGGAGCTTAGGGTCACGGCTTATATCACCAAACTCTCTTTGAAGAACATTCTTTATACCGCCAACATCAAATTCATTGATGGCTTTTTGAAGCTCGTCTCTAACATTGGTATTACCAGACATGAAATGAGCACTCAAATCGTTTATCTTTTCTATTTCTCCACGGGCATCCTTTATCTCGCCCGACAAATCATTATAGAATGATTCCCTATTCAGCTTTCCTGCCGCTATCTTGTTAGCTTCCTCAATAAGCTGAAGCTGAAATTCAAGATAAGATAGCCTGTCCTTATCGTTCTTTATCTGATTTGCCTGAATAACAATATTCTCGTAACCAAACTTGTTTACCTCTTTTATCTTTTCAAGATAAGCATTGATGGTATTTTTGATATTCTTCTCATCACCGCTACCAATCACCTCTCCGGCATTGTTCTCACGCATGAAGTCGCCTATCTTCTTGTTCCTGTCGGCTATCTCTTCCTGCGTCTGCTTCATCTGCTGCCTCATCTCGCTGTTCTTGCTTATCAGATACGTGATGCCCATCGTCAGACCGGTCATAATCAGACCAGGCCAACCACCCATCAAGCCAAGCAAAGACAATGCGCCTCTTTTTATCGACTGGAAGGCGAGACTTATGCCTACACCAAACCGGTTGGTAAACCTGCCAACACTGTTCCCCATACCAAGGGCGGAGAGGCTCTGCTGGTACATCTCTTTGGTTATCTGCTTCGACACATACAACCGCTGAAGCTCATTCTTGGTTATAGCCTTCTCTGCCGTCAAAGCCTTCAAATCCTCAATGGTAATCTCGCGTTTGCTGTTGAGAATCCTTTTCTCTACATCGTCAATTGACTTACCGCTCAACACCTTCATCTGAACGTTGTCAGCCAGCTTCTGCTTGTTGGCCAAGAAATTCTGACCAACAGGACCAGCAACGGCGTTACGCAACTTTGTCAGGGCTACGCCACTGAAGGCAGCCACCATCACAGGACCTAACGTATGCGCCGACTGTATCAGGGCAGTCATAAGGTTCAAAGCTCCTTTCAACGTGCCGCCAAGGATGCTGTCGCCTCTCGCAAAGTCAGCAAGCATTATCTCCCAAGCATCCTTCATCTTGTTGTACCTACCCAACAACGTCTCGGACAGCACAAGCTGCATATTATAGAACTGACCGCCGGCATCGGTCATGTCCCAGAATATTTCCTTAACATCTTCAAAGCTCACCTCCCTGTTGCTGATACGGCTCTTTATCTCGCTCGTATTTACTGCCCGTCCCTCCCGCTTGCTGTATAGCTTCGATAGTCTGTCCAACAGTGGTATACCTGCATACGCTATCTGACGCAATTCCTTGCCGTCAAGCCAACCACGAGCCTGTACCTGACCGAAAGCAAGGGCTATACGCTCGAAGCTGACACCAAGACCGCTCGACATATCGGCCAAACGCTTTGTCGTATCATACAGGTTCTCATATTCCACGCCATAGGCTGCCAACTGCTTAACATCCCTGTTCAGCTCGGAGAAAGTAAACGGTGACTGCAACGCAAGCTCCTTCACCTGACCGAACATCGTGTTGGCATTCTGCATGTCACCCAGAATGCTCTGCAAGGCGATGTGCTGCTTCTCCATCTCGCCACCAGTCTTGATAACGCTGCCCAAGAACTGCTGTACGCCAAACACAATGCCGCCCTGCAAAAACAACGACTTTATATCGCTAAACACACCATGCAACGCACCTGCCTGACGGGTAGACTCACGCAAACCGGCAACAAGGCGGGATTGTATTATACGCGCACTTTTCTCTAATTCTTCTTGATGCTTGCGTTCAAGGTCGTTCTGACGCTGTTTTTCCCGGTTATGATTTCTTTGAGCACTGACAACTCTGCCAAGAAGCTTTAGACTCCTATCATCAATTCCAGTAATATCACTCGTGTTGCCGACTCCTGTCTTAATTATGCTTCTAAGAAGCTTTAGCTTGCCAAGAGTGTCAGCCATATCACTGTCAAGCCTTTTGGTATCTACACCAAGACTTGCAGATACAGCTCTCTCATTTCTCATTCTGTTGAGAATATCAAAAAGAGACTGGAACCTATTTCTTGCATCGTCTATATTTGAGGTAAACCGCTGCAAGTCTTTATTTGTTTCGGAAAAAGCATTTCTTTTAAGAAGACTATCAAGCCAGCCGAGTCCCATGTTTCGCCCAGCAGCATTGTTGGTTATTAGTGTTTGCTGGATAGTATAGAGTCTTTTGATGCCATCAACGACAGAGGAAGGTATTGTTACTCCCATTTTTGAAGCGTTCATCAAATACGGAGTAATGTTTTTGTTCACAGAGTCTATGTGTGAGAGTATATTGCGTATTCTCGCATAATAAGATGCCTCTCCGTTATTTAGCTCATCCTGCTTTTTCTGTCGCTTATCCTGCATCCTTTGCTGCTCTTCAGCAAGCTTTCTCTGCGTCTCGGCATTACGCATGAGATACCGGGCCTCCCTATCAAGCTGTTTCAGCTTAGCTTCTCGCAACTGATACTCTTCACGAAGCGCATCATTAGACTGCTTTGACTCATTCTTTTCTTTCTGACGCTGCAACTTATCCTGCACGTCGGCATTCTTCATCACCTGCTTGGCCTCCTGCGACAGTTGTTTCAGGTAAGCATCCTGCTCCTTGCTAATCTGTTTGTTGACGCTGCTCTCTATGCCTGCGTTTATCGTTCTCCTGATACTCTGTATCTCGGAGAACAAGGCACGCACACGGGCTATCTCATGGTCTATGGAAGACACGTCAATGCCTGCCGACAGATTGGTCTGACGGACATTCTGGAGATTCCTGTACTCCTTGTACAGGTTGTTCAGATGGTAAACAGCATCCTCACCGGTCTTCACGTCACCAAGCATCTTCATGTCGGTGCGGAAACGCCTCACGGCAAGGGCGGCCTCGGAGGATATTACGGCGGTCTCGCTCAACAGCCTGTTGATAACCTCTAAGTCGGTACGCTGACCCTTGTTCTCACGCCCAAGCAATGACTGCATCTTACCTATGACGGTCTTCAGATTGTTGATGCTTGCATCATCAATAAGCTGCATATAGCGACCACTGCCAAGACGCTGTAAGGACTGCAACTCCTCAAGCTTTATCTTCGCATTGTTTATCTTGGCAGTCAGCAGGTCAACGCTGTTGATGAATACACTCAAAGGATTGCTCTTCTTCAAGTTCTTGATAACATCAGTTATCTCGCCTGCCGACATGCTCACCAGCTTCTTTATTTCAGACATCATGCTGGTGTTAATAATGGAGTTGTCCTTACTATAAAGGGCATTCGCAACCTCTCGCTTGATACTGCTCAGGGTGCTCCTCGCCTCCGCAATAGTACCCTTGTCAATATTCCTCGAAGACTTCGACAACTCGCTAAGTTCCTTCTCCTTTCTGCTTATCCTCTGCAATATCTCAAGGTAGCTCAGAGCATTGTCAACACGATTCTTGAAAGCCTTCCTGTCGTCTTTATCCTCAATTAAGCTATACTTTTTACTAAGGTCTTGCACAAGCCGTATCGCCTTGTTGATATTGCCAAGGTCAAGCGTTATCTCCCCCTTATTGTACGACATCACACCTCTCAAAGCATTGAGAAGCTTATTTGTACCAGTGATAGACGTATACACACTGTCGTCATACTTCTTGAAGAAAGACAACGCCTTTGACAGAGGCTTGGATAAATCCTCTGTGCCAGCGAGTTTCATCTCCTCGCGTATCTTTCGCATCTCCTCCTTTATCTCGGAGGTATACTGCTTGTTCTTTCTCAGGTTGGCCTCAACCCTTTTCAACCCAGCCTCAGTCTCATCCTTAAGGCCAAGGGTCATAAACACCGTGCCAACATTACCGTTTGCCATCTATTTTTCCTCCTATATTTTAGTTATTACTCTCCTTCCCTCCCCTGCCAGCAAAGCCAAAAATCTATCTGCTCTATCTCGTCTATCTGCTCTATCTCCTCTATAATCCTTCGATACTACGACACCTCGAAGCCTCGATACATCGACCTTTGTCCTTCCGCTCCCTCCCTTTAAGGGAGGGTTGGGGAGGGTCTCTTGACCGGGGAGGGTCTTAGGGCCTCTCCCTCAGATAATCCCCCAGCGAAATCGTCTCTCCCACCATGCTCTTGCCCTTCCTCATGGCATGCCATCTATCCGAAAGACTATCCATCTCTTTCTTGCTATGCTTCGCATCATCGTCATCATCATCCTTTCTGCTCACAATACATGGCTGGTCGCATATCATCAGCTCCAACTGCGCTATCGTATACCCCCACCAGTAATCATAAGCCCGGATAAAGAACTTCCTCTCTAACAGAAAAGGAAACTTCTCGGCTAAGCTAAAGGCTTGCCCCCACGAAGTGCGGCTTGGATAGCATCGGTCTCTACTCTTGTCATCGACATCATCACGTCCGTCATCCCGGTCGCTAATATGGTAAGCAAGGAGCAGATTGTCGATGGAATTTTTTTTTTGCACACATCTATAACCCTAAGCATTTCCACGTCGTCCACTTCCTTCACGTAGTAAAGCCAACGCCAGTACACCCAGTAGAAGAACAGTAAACGCCACTTACTGCCAAGCAACACAGTGGCACAAAGCTTCACGTCGCGCTTGTACGCATTCTTCTCCTTCAGGCATATACGCGTAAACTTACGCCTCGCGCCATAACGCATCCATCCCAACCTGACTTTACGCCCACAAAACTCTATCTCCGTAGGCTCCTCACTCATAACGGCATCCAGCACTCTCCGAAACTCCAGTCCCGGCTGCCCAATCTCTTTCTTCTCTTCCATAAGCAAAAAAATATTACTAATCCCTCTGTTTCCTCTATCTTATCTATCTTGTCTATCTCCTCTATCTGCTCTATAAAAAGCCTTTGGCCTTTGGCCTTAGTCATCTAACCTCCGACCGAAAAAAGCGGCACGGCTCCACTCAAAAAGCCATGCCGCCCAACTATGCTAACAGAGAAAGAGAGAAATCCTAAGAACTCTTCTTCTTCAACCAAGCAAGAGAGTACTTGCCAGCACCCTCGATGGTTCCAGTGAACTGAACGGCAACAGGCTCGGTGCTCGGGTTCTCGTACAGAATCTTAGCATACACGGCAACGTTGGCCATCACAAACAGGTTATTCTTCTCCTCGTCAACAAGGACAAAGGTTCCTGTAACCTTCTTCTTCTTCAGCTCAAGGGCTACACCCTCGTAACCAAGACTCTCGTTGTCGATGTCTGCGTCACCGGTATTGATGGTTGCACTTGTAATCTCCTTCACAGCTGACGTACCGTAAGCAAGCTTCAGTACATCTGTGTGCTTGGTGGGTACGGTAAACTGGAAGGTGGTGTCACCAACGGTAGACGAACTAGTCCAGTCGCCATCAATACCAACTATCTTGTAGTGGTTGATGGTAGGGTCGTCCTGAGTAATCTTCAGGGTGTCAACCGTTACTGGAAGGTCATACTCGGGAGTTAGAGCGAAAGTACCGCTCGACATATCCACATTAGTAGACTGGTAAAGAACGCTGCTCAAGCCGTTGAACACGTCCTTAAGGTCGCTTTTGCTTTTCATACTCATAATGGCAATTTATTAATTTGTTATTTTGTTCGTAATTGAGATTGGATAAAGGAAACGGAGAAACCGTCACCGTCATCGGTCTGCATGGTCAGAACAGGACCGGAGGCAACAAAACCGCCGCACACTATCGGGAACCTGTCTGTAAGCACCCGAAGCTTCTCGTCCATCCGCAACACATCAAAGCGGTTGGGATAGTCCGCAGATACTCTATCCCTGACATACAGCTCCAACTGCAACGTAGTGTTGTAGCTGTTGTAGCTGCCGTCATCGCTTATCTCCATATTCATAAAAGCATAGGGAAGTCTGATAACGATATAGCTGTCAGGGCGGTTGTCAACAGGTACTGACTTTGGTCTGTCCTTCAAATAAACCTTGTCGCATATACCGGCAACAGCCTCGTATACTCCCTGATATATCTCCTTTATCGACATGGCATCACATCTTCTTGAAGTATCTTATCATGTATTCTCCCAAAGAGCTTATAACGTCGTGCTTGAAGACTTGCTCTACATAGCTGGCATAAGACACACCAGATAACAGAATCATTCGCCAGGTGTCACCGGGACCAATACCAACAAGCTCCAAATATCCAAGCATATCCTCAGAGGCTTCCTCACCATCCTGACCACCTTCACCAAACCAGCCTCTAAACGGCCTGCGTTTCATCAGCTCCAAAGGAACTGGGTTGCGGTAGTAATGGGCAAGGTTGTATCTCTCACCCTTGGCAAGGGTAGGACGAGTTGGAGCAGGACCTGGGGTATGATGAATGGACTGCAACTCACCCTTGTAGAAGGTGCCAACAGCAATAGACTTGTACAGGTTTCCTGTCACGTCATCAAAACCACGCTCCTTATCAGCACGGAGAACGGTCTTCTCTGCTGCTCTGTCCATACGCTCCTGCATCTTGCTGACTGCAAGGCTCTGGACTTTCTTGCGGACGTTTATCATCGCTATCGTTATATCATCCATGACTAAACCCTCCTGTAAATCCAATATACCAGCGTGCGGCCATTGTCAGGCTCGCAGTCCTTCACAATTCCTGTCTCGCGGTTCTTTCCGATAACGACCTCTATCTTGTCGCCAGTCATTGGCAACATCCCATCTCCCCACTCGTCATAGCGAACGGGTATAGAGGCTTTGCGCTTGTTCTCCTCCACATTGCTGCCACCGTCTGTGGTGGTATCAGTGAAGCTGCGACCGCAGTCGTCATACAGAACGGTGACTACTGCGGAAGTATTTTCCGCAAAAGGATTGTCATCATACGTATGGCGAGTAATGCGGATGCGGTGGGAATAGCGGGGGTTGTCAATATAGCACTGCTCCATATGGTCACTTTATCTTGCGGATGATAGGAATGCCGTATATATCAACGTTACTGCGCTGAATGCCATGAGAGGTAATGCGGAACGTGCTACGGATACGGATGCGCGAACTAGGCTCAAGCTCATCATAGATGGCGTTGGCCTCACTGCTGAGCAACGTGCGGTCGCTCGAACTGAGCTGGTAGCCGCCTTCTGTGTGACTCCAACCGTTGTCGCTATCGCTGTTGCCGCTCACCTTGCTCGGACCTATCAGAAACCAACGGAGCATGTCGGCATACGCAAGACGCAACATGTCGGCATCGGCCCCCATATACGGCACATCACAAGGAAGGCCACGGGAGGCAAGGATGCTGAGCATAGCCTTGCGAGGTATGCTGAAACGAACCTTGTTCACAAGGTAATCGAACACGGTGAGAACGGCATCGCTATCCATAACACATTTCTACATTATAAAGTTCTATACTGCTTAACCTGCCTGGGTAATATCAATTATCCACCTGTAAGGGAAGTCAAGCATCGCTGGGATGCTGGCCATGAACAGGTCGGTCTTGAACTCCTTATACAAGCCGTTGGCAATTACCATGTTGCGGAGCAAACCAAGGTTCTGGTTCGTGTAAGCGAAGGTTACATCGACAAGCTTGTTGCCAAGCTCCTCGAATATCTTCTTATCACTAATCTCCTTACGGAGGAAGGTGAACGCACGACCAGCAGGACGCAACACAACGGTGCCGTCTGCCCAACCCTGTATCTGCTCGATGCTGCCGTCGAAACGGATGTTCTGCTCACGCTCGTCAACAATCTCTATCGGAGACAGACCGTACAGGTCGGTGACGCTCTTGAGGAACATCTCGGCGGTAACACCGTAGTTCTGAACAAAGGCTACATAATTAGCATTGGCCCAGTTTTTCCACAGCTCGGCTACCTGCTTGTTCTTCAGGAACACATTGTCGAAGTCACTCTTGGTCATCTGCCACAACAGAGGAACCTTTGCAAACTGAATGTTGTCCTTGCGCCAGTCAGACTCAAACTTCTGCATCTGGGCAAGAATGTCGCAGTCTGCGTCTGCCCAAGCCTTGGTGCCTGCCTTCTTGAAGTTCTTCTTGGGCATACCGGCATCAAGCAACGGTGCCTGGATGCCACGACCTATGCCGGTGAAGTCAAGCTTGCCAGTAGAGGCAAAACGGGCAGTCATAAAGGTCATCGTGGAGTCAAGGGAGTCAACGAGGTCCTGAACCTTGTCGGTCCACTCGTCAACAAGGTCGGCATCATTGCCGAACTCCTCAAGCTGGCGGTTGCGGTACCAACGCTCGGTAGCGGTCTCACGGAAACCATCACCAACGAAGTCAGGAATAGTACCACTGAACACTCTCAGCGCACCCTTGTCCTTCTGGTAGCCGTCTCCAAGGGGAGCGCGGAGGTTCATAAGGGTGGCAGCCTGAAGCTCACGCTGCTTTACGGTGAAGCTCGCTACACCCTTGTTGTCGGTAGGGGTAATGTCGGGGTCGATGCTGCCCTGGGTGAGATACCAGGTGTAGTTCGAGCGGATGATACCCTCACGGTTTATATACTCCTGCAAATAGTTGCGGTTCATCTCACTGGAGAAGAACTTCACCATTCGGGAATTGTTTATATCAAACTTTGGCATATCTCTTTTCTTTTAGGTTAAACAATGGGTTAGATGTGCCAGAACTCGGCATAAAGCGACTTGTTCATCGCCAATACAGCAGGGGGAACAGGACTCATTTTGTCCTTCCACATCACTACGTCACCACCAAGCATGCAGAACGTGTTCAGCAGACGGGGCGTATGGTAGGAATCAGAACCTGCAAGGGCGTAGAACGGGAAGTCGTAGTCGCTCGGAGCGAAACAGTTGGGGTTAGTGACCATAGGAAGGACACTGTCACCTGCCTCAGCAGCCTCTACAAGGACAGTGCCGGCGGTAAGGTCTCCAAGGGTAGCGGAAAGGGTTACTTTCCATACATCCTTTTCCTCCTCGACAGTCTCCTCAACAGCTACCACGGTGACACCCTTGCCCTTGGTGGCAAAGGTGGCTCCAGCTACCATCAGAACGTCACCGACAAAGGGAATGTGGACAAAGCCGTTACGCTCCAGATAAATAGCGGTGTCGGTACTGGTGGATGTATCAACGCCTACCTTGTACGACTTCAAAATCTTTACGGTGGCTCCCTTGCCGTTAGCAAGGCCAAGGTCGTGCTCAATGAGGTCGCCGGCATAAATCTTTGCAGGACCCTTGAACGGATTGGTTATCAAACCACCAATAGGAGGATGACGGAAAGCTTCTTTCACGGCACCCTCAAGACCAACAAACACATGTCGCTGGCCACCAATACTGCCCTCCGACTGCAACAGAACGGCACCATTATTGATAGCTCCACGGGCAAGCATCCGGTCATAGTAATTCATAGAATAAGCCATAAACAAAAACTCCTTTCAAATTTTTAATGTTAATTACTTCTCTGGTTTGCCGAACCTCCTGGCACGACGGGCTACGATGTCGTCAAACTCATGCTCGTCAATGTCTGCACTGCCACCTGAACCTGAACCTCCCTTGCGGGGTATCGCAGAACCGCTGTTGGCACGCTTGAAGTCCGACGTATATATACTCTCAGCCTTCGACACCAAAGCACTGACATCTACATCACTGTCTGGTATCTCAAGCTTGGACAAAGCGGTCTCAAGGAAAAAGTCGTTTATCTCAAGGTTGCCCTTGTCAAACTTATCCTTCAAACCACTCTTTACGGAACCCAGCACGGCGTTCCTCGCCTCTGCCTTGCTCCTCGCTTCTGCCGCCTGTATCAGCTCCTCGTACTTCTTCTCAAGGGCTGCAAGACGCTCGTCGGAGGTCTCCTCCTTGGCCTCATCAACCTTCTTCTCACGGGATTTGCGCTCGGTCTCGGCCTTGTTCTTCTTTATCTCGTCTGAGACGTTCTTGTGAAGGTTGCCGTCCATGCGCTTCAGGCGGTTTGCCAACTTGGTGACTATCTTGTCATTCGCTGACTCGTCATCACCCAAATCTTCCAAAACATCATCAAGTTCCTCATTGATGGTCTTCTGGCTTAGTGACTTGAACTGGGTAGTATCTACCTTGCCATTCACCAACGTTAAGAGTTCTTCTCTTGTCATAATAAAATGATTTTTTATGCAACTAACGATACTGCTTTTATCACTATATGCATATTTATTGAATATTCACAGCAAAAATATGTATAAAAATCTGATTTTCCAAATAAAAATGTATATTTTTGCACTAAATATGTGATTTTTATGCAGAATACCCTCCCGACAAGCGTATACGCCTTCCCTAAACAGAATATTCTATCCAACGAATATGTAAATCAGCTCAGGGATGCGGATGCTAAACATACCGACAAACTCAAGTACATCGCACAAAGCGGTGGACAGGAAGATATGCTCGCAATGGACGCAGACATAAAAATCTGCGGAGGCAGCCGCGGAGGGTCAAAGTCCTTCTCATCTCTCATGGAGGCTCTTAAAGACATTAAAAATCCAGACTTCCACGCACTGATTCTGCGTAACGAGAAGGACGACCTGCAATCGCTCGTGACGGACTCGTACAAGCTATTCTCGCAGTTCGGAAGCTACAACAGGTCGTCAAACGACATGACATGGAACTTCGACAACGGAGGATGGCTGAAATTCTCATACTTCGCAGGGGTATACCAGGACTTCAAGAACAGATTCCAGGGAAGGCAGTATGCGTATATCTGCATCGACGAGGGTACGCAGTGTCCATACAAGAAATTCAAGTACCTGCTCACCAACAACCGTAACGCATCGGGAATAAGAAACAGGTTCTGGATAACATGCAACCCTGACCCTGAGTCATGGGTGCGCAAATTCATTGACTGGTGGGTGGACGAGGACGGATATATAGACCCGGATAAAAACTGTAAGATTAGATACTGCTTCATGGATGGAGACTCGCCTGACTCCATATACTGGGGTGACACAAGGCAGGAGGTGTACGAGCAGTGCAAGAACATCATCGACCCGCTGTGGAAACCAAGCTACGCAAAGCTTGGATATGACAAGCTCACGATGTTCATAAAGTCAGTGACGTTCGTAAGGGCGGATGTATCGGAGAATAAGAAACTCATGGCCACAGACCCGTCGTATCTCGCAAACCTCGCACAGCAGGACGAGGAGCAGAGAATGAGGGACCTTGAGGCTAACTGGAACTACAAGCAGGCTGGAGACGACATGGTGACGGCGGAGGATATGGAGGCTATCTTCAACAACGCAGAACAGGTCGGAGACGGCATTCATAGGGCTGCGGGGGATATTGCTTTCACGGGCGGTGACAACGCCGTGCTGTGGCATACCGTAGGAAACCATATCGTGGACCTCGCAGTGATGAGGGTGGACTCCAAGACGCTCGTCTCTACAATCGAGGCTAAACTCAGGGAATGGGGTGTAGAACAGAAGAATTTCACATACGATATGCAGGGCATAGGACAATATCTGAAAGGATATATGCCTGATGCCGTGCCATTCAACAACCAGGCAGCTCCTGTGGCCATAACACGAAAAGAGCAGGACGGTATCAAATACCTATACAAAAACCTTAAATCACAGTGCGCATTCATGCTGTACAAGATGATTAAGGGACGAAAAATATCTATCGCCAAGGAACTGCTCGACAGGAAATATTCCGGACACAAGTTCGAGAAGGTGCCGCTAAGGATTATTCTCAAGAAGGAGAGAAAGATGATAAGAAGGGACGACGAGGCCAACGATAAGGGATTCTGCCTGATGACGAAGAAAATGTCCAAGAAACTCATAGGACATTCTCCAGACTTCTTCGAGGCTCTCATCTACCTGATGATATTCTTCCTGATTAAAAAGAAAAGCAATAATTTCAAAGGACTATGGATGTTATAAACACTAAAAATTTCAGAGAACTGCTCGTAAAGAAACCGTTCTACGAGGTTACACCAGCCGGATATATGAAGCATAGGCCGATAACGGACATAGTATCGGAACATGCGGACGTAGCAATGCCGGAAGATACGCTGTACAAGAGGATTAAGACTCCAGCGGACTTCCTCAGGGAGTTCTATCCCTCAGGGCACCGTATATGGGACGAGAAAGAATACCCGGACATATACAAACAAAACCCGGAGGACGGCAAATGGTACAAACAGCCGATAACAAGAACTGCATTCGCCTTCCAGCAGGTGATATGGACAAAGCATGTACTGCACGTCACGGGAAATGATGTGCAGTTCGAAATATCGGAAGGGGATGACAACGGTAATATGGAGGAATATGAGAAAATACTGACATTGTTCCGGAAGGGATGGCTCACTCACAGCATGGAGACTATGATGTTCGAGGCAATAGCGTCCTATATGAAGGTGGCAGAGGCGGCTATCGTGGGATTCTTTGACGAAAACAACAAATACCATACCAAGGCTCTTGCGTACGACAAGGGAGACATGCTCTATGCACACTACGACCAGCTAACCGGAAAGGAAATAGCATTCGCAAGGAAATACTATGACCTCGACGAGGATGGTAACACAAGGACGGAATATGTCGAAGTGTGGGACAAGACGTTCTTCTACAGATTCCGAAAGGATATTAAGAGCGATGCCGTGGCGGTAATAAAGAATATTATCGCAAACATGTTTGGCGTAAACGGATATGTGCTGGCTGAGAAAAAGAAGCATGGGTTCCCATTCATGCCTGTGGCGTACATGAGGAATGAGGACGGACCATGCTGGAGCGCATCGCAAAGGAATATAGAGGACTTCGAGGAAGCCTTCTCGTACCTGTGCGAGAACAACAAGGCATACGCATTCCCTATGCTGAAGCTGAAGGGGGATGGGGAGGATATATCTGTCGTCGGCGACAACAACGGAGCGGCGAAGACAATAATGATTACAGACCCCAATGGGGATGCGTCTTTCATTAACGGAACGGATGCGTCTAACGCTTTCGCTACACAGCTCAATAAATCGTATGACCTAATCTACGAGATGTCGTTTACGGTCAAGCCGCCTGAGCTGAAATCAGGAGACCTGCCAGGAGTAGCACTCAAACTGCTGTACTCGCCTGCAATAGAGGTAGCCATGAATGATATTCAGAAAATAAGCCCATTCCTCGAAAAGGTTGTCAGAATGACTAAATACGGCATTGGTATGGAGGAAAACTGCATGGCATCAATGTCTGAAACGCCTATCAACGCATGGATGGAGCCATATATTCACCAGAACGACACGGAGCTTGTCACAAACCTCGCAACAGCGGTACAGAACAGCTTCCTGTCCAAACAGACGGCATCGGAAAGGAACTCCAAGTACAGCAAGAACAAGGAGATTGAAAGGGTGATAAGGGAAAAGAAGGAGGAGCAGCAGATGGACTTGCTTATGGAACTGAAAAGAACTGAGTTCGAGACACAGAACGCCATATACGAGCAGGAACAGACGGCAAGGATTAACAGCGGACAGGGCGGAGAGGATATAAACACAGGACGCTCACCGGGGAGGCCGAACAAGTCGGGAAAGAAATGGGATGAGAACGGAAACTATCTCGGAGAGAACAACTGGGAGGAGTTCAACAAAAAGAACTAAGACATGGACGAGATGCAGAGAGGGGCGCAGTTCGCCACTAAAAGAGTGCAGGCGGGAATAAACGCCGAAACGCATGTCGCAGATGCTCTGTTCTCGGCGACCAAGGAGATACTGACGCTGTTGCCGAAATTCAAGAACGCTGACGGAACACTCGCAAGGGAGAAGGAGTTTACGGCAAGGGCAAAGGGCATCATCATAAAGCAGGAGGACATCATTGAGCAGTATACTGAGGAATACGCTAAGGCGGCATGCACCATACTTGGTACGGACATGCAGCAGATTGAGAGGTTTCTCGCCGCTGAGAGCTTCGGAAAGACGTTCGCACAGAGGAATAGGACGTACTTACAGAACTTCGCTGAGGATATAGTAAGGCTCATCAAGGCAGGAACGCTTCTCGGCTATTCTGACTCGCAGATTCTGTCTGCCGTAAGGACAAACTATAAAGACCCATACGTCTCCTCGGTAATATCCAAAGCCATAAGCAAGGACATAAACATAGCGACTCCAAGCTACGGAAGAGGAATATTCAAGTCAGCATACCAGAACATCGTCAGGAACGTAAGGGCAACAATAGCCCTCGCGTGGGGACTCGCCGAACAGCAATACGGAAAGGACAGCGGAGCAATAGGCTTCCGCTCGTTCCGTGGCAGCAGCTTCCCATGCCCGCAATGCGACGACGAGACAACATACATCCACAAGTTCGGAGACCCATACCCACCATACCACGTATCCTGTGTCTGCTTTATCCAGTTCGTCTACAAACAAAACAATCAATAAACCCAAAACAAAATGGAATCACTCGACCTATCAAAGGAAGCATATACCAACAGCCGAAAATACGGCATGGCTGACGTCAGATACCTCATTTACGCAGACCTAAGGGCTGTCGGATGGTCGAAAACTGACGCATGGAAAATAGTTTTCAGAGACTCCTCAGATAAATGGCTCAAATGGACCAAGGAAAAGCTCGAAGCGGAAATGAAAAGGCTGGAGTCGCTCGAAAGCGTACAGAAAAGAATAAAGGAGGCAAGGGGAAAGGACGAGGAGCTGACACCAGAAGAGCTGGCAAAGGAGGTGTCAAAAGAGAAAATCCTCACTGACCTAGTGCTGTCACGCAGAAAGCAGAGACAAGGGTCAAAGGAATGGCAGGACACAACGAAGATGATTGCGGAATACGCAAAAATCAAGCAGGACGATATTCAGGTGGAGGACACAACGGTACATTTCTACCTGCCGGCAAACTACCCGAAGTCATGCTACGAATGTATGCTGTTCAAAAACGGAATAGCGGAGATACAGGAAACAAAACGCACGGAAGACGATAATCCCCCGTGCGAGTGAACACTACTAAAACAACAACAACTAAAATCATTTCATGTCACGGAGGAAGGCCATAATCGTATTGACAATGTCCTGGTCTACCTCATCATTCAATACAGGAAGATAGGCTTCATCGGGAGCACATTTGTTCTCCAAACAGTGAAGAATGATTATCATGTAGTCGGACAATGTCTTCCTGTCCTCGATAATCTGAATAACAGTCTCGTTCATAATTCTATCCTTTCTCTTCTTTAAGTGAAACAATATCCTCACATTTCTTTATAAGACCAGCAGCAGCCTCGTCCCTGTCTATGACCTCCTGCACGGCGGCATCACTCTCGGCGGCGGCTGTAGGGGAAGAGTCAGCATCGGCATTTCTGCGCACGCTCTCCCTGTCCAAGTACTCCTTCAGGATGCGCTGCTTCTTACGCATATACTCTAAGTCGCCAACAACGGTGGTGTCGGCAAGCATACCAACAAACATAGCCTCGGCATTATGTTTCTCTACACCGTACATCTGGCGGACTCCATCTTCGTCCACAACAACATGAATGCCGTTGATGGCATCATACATAGACGTGCCGATGACAAACTCAACACTCCAGCTGCCTGAACAGGTGGACACTCTGATAAAGGGCAGGCCGCCACGAGACAGATGCTTGGCGGCATCCTCAGGAATACCCGATATGGCACGCAGACGCTTGACATCTTTCTTGCCAAGGGACTTCACATACTTCAAAATCTCATAATTGCCACAAAGGACTTTCTTTCCAAACTCCAATTTCATAATTTATAACGTTAAGGTTAATTACTCACACACACATCAATCATCATCCTTGATGAAGCTGTCTGGCTCCGGCTCGTCTATCTCACCCGAAGATACATCGCTGATTATCACATGCTCAAAAAGGTCAGGCTCGGTAACGCCGAATGTCCTGTACATATTGCCGGCAGGAGCACGCTTCTTCAGGAAACGCAGCTTGCTCCACATCTGACGGCCCCAGCTGTTAGGACTTGGTATGTCACCGTCCTCAATGTCATTGTCACGACAGAAACGCTCAAAGCACTCGTAGAGACTCTTGGCCGAAATCCACAGTGGTACCTCGTTCTTAGCCTCAGGCTCACTGCGGATGCTGTAAGCTCTGACCCAGGCAGCAACGGGGTTGGAACCCATAAGGGAAAGCAGAAGCTCACGGAAACTGCCACGTGCCGCGGGGAAGCGGAAATGACGCTTACGAAGCTCAAGACTGCCACGCAACACCCAGTTGAACACTCCGCTAAGCTCACCACGGATAATCTTGACCGCAAGCTCGGGGTCCTGACGCTCAGGGGGAATGGTAACATCGAAGCTCACATACTGCAAGCGGCGGATAAAGCCCATAGACACATCATCGGGGAAAGGCAGCTCGTTGAGATTGAATATAAGATAGGGAACACTGTTGGACTCCAAGACATTCCTGCCCAACTCACGCATAGGAATAGGCTCACCGCTGACAATACGCTTGAACATACCAGTGTTCTTCCTGCCGAAACTCTTAGGGTCACTGTCGGAAGACCAGTTGAAAATGGCATTGCGGATAGGAAACCTACCACGCATACCCTCGTCACCATCTGCCGTCAGGTCGCCATAGTCCATCTTGCTTATCTTGTCCTTGCCGAACAGGTTGCACGCAACATCAAACACTACACTCTTGCCATTAGCACCAGTACCGACCATCAGCAGGCAAAGCTCTACCTTGCTGCTCTGCTTGCCATTGAAGGGGTCATAGGCATTGCCCCTCTGAACAAGACCCAACCCAAGGAACATCTGCAATATCTTCCTCGATGTCCTGTCGGGAAGAACCTCATGGATGAAATTCAGCCACCTGTCACACTTGGCGGAAGGATTAAACTCGTAAGGATGGTAATACGTCACATGATAGTCGGGACTGAAGGGCAGAACCTTCGGCTCCTTAAGACCTGCACCAAAGTCAACGACACCATTGCTGAAAGCAACAATGTCAAAGCATGGAGACAATATATTGCACATGCGTATAGTACGCAGAAAAACTTCATTGCGAACCGAAGAGCGGTTGATAGCAGCAGTAATGCACAAGTCCTCCATAAGCATCTGGTAAGCCATGCATACTATCTCCTCATCCGTCCGCTCGTATATCATGCCGTTGAACATGTAGTAGTCCTTGTTGTACCACTTAACAGGGCAGTCCCTCGCCAGCATCCTGATACCACGGCAAAAATGAGCAAGCTTCTCACCAAACTGCCTGCTACCGCTATTGCCCCAGTCGCAACGAAGCATCTCCAACCCATACTTCTCATGCCTCGAAAGCATAAGCAAGTCCTGGTGCAAACGTTCTATAACAATACTGTTATTTTCCATAAAACAACCATTTTTTTATATATACACACTTCTATGTCCACCTCCACCCTATCCCACTTCTATATCTCCAGTCTGCCCCTCTATCAAGCCTATCCTCTCCACTCCGTCCATCCCAGTCTACTTCTCCTCGGCAAGCCTCGTCATCCCTCTCGTCCTACCCTCAAATGTACAATAACCCCCTAATAATCAGCACTCAGTGTACAATTGCAAAATTCCAGGCCGCCATTAACACCCCCAAAATCCACCCTCATTCACGACAAAGGTACGAAATTCTAACCAAATCTCAATCAAAACCGCATAAATATTAGTATTTTTATACACTTTTATATACACAGAATATACACTCAATGTATAAACAATATGCAAAAAGCAAAAACTGAAAAATAAACAATAAAACTCAATCGTAACACATAGTTTTCACAAACACAAAACCAAAATTCTCACATTCCAAAATTCTCGAAGTTAATAATTACAAACATAGAAAAAGTAAAACACAAACTTTGTTAACAAAAGAGGAAATCTGTCAGAAAAGGAAGAAAAAAAATAAAAAAAATAAAAATTGGAAAGAAAAAATTCGCAGGAGAACTGACCACGCCCCTTGCTTTTTCTTTACATAGGGGGCTACCCCGCATAAAATATTATTAATTATAACATTTCAAATGTTTCACGCTATTGTTATCAGTTTTCCTTTCCAAAATTCGCCGTAACTTATTGCATTCCAACAACTTACATATTTGCATAAATATTCAATTTCGTGTTTCACACTTCTTTTCCTTATTCTTTACATTTTAATTTTCATTAAGTATACTTTTCTTTACATTTAACCTTTATATATACTTTTAGTTAAAATAAATCGTAACAATTTAACGCAAATATCTTTCAGTCTCTACATTATTACACCTTTTTCGTTTCAGTTTTTAAGTTGTTGCCACCTATATGTTACAGCCTGAAAGCAAATCTGTAAATTATCCGCTTTTGTCGGTTTTTATGTAAACTATTATTACCTGTTTATATTTATTTATATCTTTGCGCCTCAAATAGTTATATCTGTTTGTCTTGTTTAACTATATTACTGGTTATATCTCGGATAAAAGTGGTAACTTTGCAATAGAGGAACGGGAATAATGTTCCTTTGCTGACGCACATGCAGCATGTCAGGTGCACCACAACAAAATTACTATTATGGCAACAGCAAAGAAAACCGCCAATGAGATTGGCAACAAGAATGAGACAAGGCGCGAATTGTATTTGCGCAAATTAGGCGAAACTTTCACAGAAGAGGCCGCAAAAGCTATTGCAGCAATGAAAGCGGATGCCTTAAAAGAGAATAAGGAATTTCAGGCAATGAAATCGACACTAAAAGCAAAAGAGACGGCTATTTGTGAAAGCGTGGTTAATCGTGCCATGTGTACTCATATCGCACGCACATTTGCCCCCCTGTGGAAAATAGAGGCCGAAAAACTGTTATCTATATTAGTGGATAATGACGGAAGAGTAATTCGAAACGGAAAACCCTACCTTGTTGGTACACTTGCACAGGCTGCAAGCTATGCCGTCTACATCCATGACACATTGTACAAAATACATAAGGAACGCAAAGAAGAGTTTGCCGCCGTGCATGCTTTCGTGAAAGGCCAACGAGACTTGGACTTTTTCAGTGAGGAACAAATCAAGACGAACACATTAAAGAAGTTTGGTATTACTGAAGAGGAATATAACAAAGCAATAGAGACAATGAAGTAACACCACCACCACAATGAGTTAACAGGCGGCCAAATTGGCCGCCTGTTTTCGTTAACTCAATTGCCGCCAGCCTCCCACTGTGGGAGACGGACGGCAGCACCCCTCCTGATGTTTTTTAGGAGATTAAGAAACTTTCGGGCTTCTTCTCCTCAAAAATTCTGGTGGCTGTAATTCAGATTTGCGGTTAGTGGAGATTACAGAAAACGTCCTGCTTCTGGAATTGGTTTCATTTTGAAAACCTCACTGAACAACTTTTGTTCTAAATCCCCTGATGAGTCTTTGTGAATTAAGACGAAACACGGCATGTATATTTGCCGTGTCGGGATAAATCATACCCATGGAGGGACATCGATAGTCATAGCCATGGAGATACATCTTGTGTATCTATACAGATTTGTTCTAATATCGGTACGCTGACAATAGCAATCTGTGGATGTTGTCTGATACCAGCAGCGTAGACACCACCTCCCCTTACTGAGGGGAAAGGAGTCCATACAGCGGAGCGGAGATTAAGACGTTGACAAGACGTGCGACTACTCTGCCAGGATGCAAGGTTAAACCCTGCCAGGTCTTACGACGAAATAGAGGATATTGCAGCGAGGAGAATCGCGACTCATGGCGTGTACGTGTACACAATCATAGTGTTTAGCACTCCGAGGAGGCCGAGCGAGCGAGCACACAAACAAAGCGTTGTTTGCCGTATGTCACCACCAAACAAGACATGCGGAGCGGTTGTTATCGTTCGTAAGAAGAGAAATCATAATTCATAATCGGTTTATGGTGTCGTGAGCCTTCGGGTGTGGTTATCCCGAGAAATCACCACACGTATAGTTGTGCTATCGTGTGTGAGCTATATGCGACAGATATGGCGCAACCTGAAAGCGGTTGTTTGTCAACCGTGTTACTATAAAGTATGCAGCATGAAAACAATCACTACGCAAGTAGTATAAACTGTGGGATGCAAGCACGGCAGACGCATCAAGACAATAAAATACGGACGTGTTAAAGATGTGCATCCCTGGCTAACAAAATCGGGGTGCGGTAAAATTCCGCATCCTTCCACCATTAACCATTTTTATCCGGTGTGAGATTTTTATTATCATCTCCCACCAGCCTGAATTACGCTGTCATATTCTTTGCAGCGTACAAACTACAAACAATTTAAATATTACGATTATGAAAAAGAACTATTCCCATGAGATTTGTGTTATCCTCCTTGGCAGTTTGCAGCTTGTTCCGCTGCTTGGTATTCTCACTAACACGCTGCTTGGTATCGTGATTGGTTTTGCGTGGATGTCGTTTCTTGGCTGGTTTTGGTCAAGTACGATAATTGGCCGCAGATTTATCCGTGCCTGGTATGACAGTACGATAATTATCGAGCGTGCCCTGCTTGGAGGAAATTAAGCCTGAATACTGCCTGAGATTTCAAAAGGCAGTACGATAATTACCAAAACCATTATTATTATGAAACATGATTTATTCACCATCGTTGACATTATCAACCGTATAGGCATCGACAACACCAATTGGGGCACGTTCGAATTTTCAGAACCCGTCAACACGAAGGAGCATTTCGGCACTGACCTGGATTACAGCCTGCAACATGGCAGGTATGTTGTCACATACGTAACTTTAGGATGGGACAAAAATCTTATAGTTCCATCCGTCCGCCTGTTGCTGAGAGACAGCTGTAATTTTATAAACTTCTTCGAGGTATGAGAACAGTTCCGAGCAAATATCTCCGTCTTGCACAATACATCTACAACAGATACTGAGTCGAGGAGGGAAACAGGATATTGTGCAGAAACAACATCGAGCTTCTGTTTCACGTGTGTAAAATCAAGACAGCCTGAACAAGCCTCGTTTTGCGAGGCTACAAAACCATTAACCATTTAAACATTTCCAGATTATGACAGACAAAGAATTTCTTACAGAGTTGCATCGTATTCAAGAGCAAGCCATGCGTATCAAGGACGCGTTTTTTAATATAAGGATTTGCAGTGGTTACATCTCTGCGAGTGTTTCCAACATGAGTGGCAGCCAAGATATTACTTACGATTCTCTTAACGAGAAACTTGCTGAGGTATGCGATGTTGATTATGTAACCAAAGAAGAGTTCATTCGCACGGCAAGGGAATTTCTATTCTCGCTGTCCGTCTCCTCTTCTGTTAAATCAAAAGCCTAAATCAGGATGCGCAGCAACGCATCCGCACATTAACAACCCAAAAACTTAGGAATTATGAGAAACAAACCCAAATTTGCAAACTGCGTATCAGAAATTAAGATTGTGTACAAGGCCAAAGTCAAGGCAGCAGACAGAATTGAATGCCATGATACAGAATGTGCGGCGCGCAAACTGTTTGAGTTTTTCGACAAGGACACCATCGAGCTTACTGAACAATGCTACGTGCTCATTGCCGATGCCGGACTCTGTGCGCTTGGTGTTATCAATGTTGGTATTGGTACATCAGACAGCAGCTCATTTGACATCAAAAAGGCTATTCAGGCAGCATTGCTGTGCAATGGCAAATACATCTTCATGGCACACAATCATCCATCTTGTCGGCTAACGGCATCCACGTGCGACAGAGAAACAATGCGACGAATGTCCGAAGCGTGCAATCTCGTCGGGATGCATCTGTGTGACCATTTTATTTTCGACCACGATGGCCGTTACTACTCGTTCCACGAGGAAGGACTAATATAAACAGCAACAAGCAACAGCCAAAAAAATATAAAGCATGGCTATCCTCACAGGTGGAATGGTCATGCTTTATGTACTTATTATTAACCATTAGCACAACAGATTATGATTTATTCAACAACTATCGAATGTGAGGACTATATCCTCGATGTGTTTAAAAGAAAACCTGTGTATGAGAAATTTCAAATCATTGAGGATATCCGTTTAAACCTACAAGCCGAGCCGCCAGGAAGGGCAGAGGACGTTGACGCCATGTTCACGGGTATGAAGCCGTCTGATTTGCTGTGGAAGCTCAGAGGTATCGACATGAGCCTTGAGTACTACGTTCCTGACGGTGCCCAAAGCGTCAGGTCTCTTGCAGAGGAAGAATTTAGCACGTGGTGCGACGGTGAGTTTTCCGACTCGTTGAGCGGATACGGCTCCGATGACGAGCTTCGTAAAATGTTACTCCGCTACTTCAAGCCACCAATAGTCAATAGGTTCTTTAGGTTGAAAGCCTGAAACAAGCCTCGCCCAAAAAGCGGGGCTTACCCATTTATTAACCATTTAAAAACAACAGATTATGATTTACATTGAAAGTTTCGCTAACTACGATGAGTTCAAGGAAGTATTCGGTTTCATCAACCACGGTAACGGAGTGAAGTCAAGAAAGAACAAAATCCTTCTTGCTGCCCTCAAGGACAGACGCTTTGTGCATCATTGCCTTTGTGGCAGCGAAGTAACACAACGTTTCCTGGCTCTCAGGGATATGGCATCTTTAAAGTCTTTTGTCCGATGTTATATGGATTTATACTCCGTAGGAGGTAATGAGATTCGTTTCGATTTACAATCTATCCGTTACGTACAATCCTCCAAGTATAAGCTTGACGACCTTAACGGCATCTGCGAGGACATGAGCGCAAACTACATCCGCTACGTCAACGTCGAGCGTAACAGGGTTTTCAAGATGAAGGCAGGTAGGTTCATTACCGAAATCATCGAGGAAAGCCCTAAGACTGCTATCCTGCCTGAGCAAATCAAGCGGTGGGTAGGAGAGGAGTTCGCCCGTGAGTGGCAGGCGTATGCAGCAAGCAGAATGCCTCAGACAGAAAATCTCACACTGCATGTCGGAAGCGAGCGTGAGGATTTCTGTAAAATTTACAGCACATATAACTGCGTTGGTAATTTCGGCTCATGTATGGCTGGAAACGGCCAATACTACTTCTATGATGAGTCCATCAACGCCTCCGCAGCATACCTTACCAATAGTAATAACGGTATTGTAGCCCGCTGCATCATCTATAACGAGGTGCATGACGAGGAGACGGGTGAGATACTTCGCCTCGCCGAGCGTCAGTATTCAACAGGTGAAGACAACATCCTTAAGCAGATACTCGTAAACAAGCTTATAAAGGAAGGCTGCATCGACGGGTACAAGCGTGTAGGAGCATCATGCCACGATGCTATGGACTTTGTCCTCAACAACGGAGAACCTCTGCGTCACCGTTTGTCCATTGAAAACAATATTGATTACGGAGACACTCTCAGCTATCAGGACACATTCAAATATCTTGACATGGATAATCACACAGCTTTCAATTACGTTTTCGGCGACAGCATCGACCTTGCCATTACCGACAGTTCTCTTGAAAGCCCACATGATGGACAGACCTACTGCGAGTTTGAGGATGAATGGTACGACGACGAAGATATTGAATACGACAGTTATCACGAGGTATACATTCCACGCCGTTTTGCCACAGATGCTATTTACAATGGCTGCACAATAAGCATTGACGATAACCATACCGACAACTTCAGATGGTCAGAGCGCGAGGAGTGCTACATCCACGAAGACGAGTGTAAATACATTGAAGACTTGGACGACTACGTATTGAACGACGAAGCAGCATGGAGCCGCTATCACGGACGTTATCTATTCTCAGACGGCGCGTACTACTCAGAGATTACAGATGACTGGTACGAATCCTACGAAGACATGGTTGACGACGGAGGTGTGGAGGTTTTAGAAGAGGAGCCTGCCGCGCAAGCAGTCAGCGCATAGCCTAAAGTGACGTGATGCCTCAAAAAGCGTCACGTTTCCATTATTAACCATTAAAAAATTACTGAATTATGAAAAAAGAACTCAATTTCGAACTTCTGAAATCTTTGTACAAGGTATTCTCAACATCTCTTAGGGAGAAAAAAATGCGCAAGTTCATCAAGCATTACATCCGCACCAACATCCCAGGCGTGACGGTAGAGCAGGACAATATCGGCAACCTCCTCATAACAAAAGGAGACAGCGACACATATCCCTGCATCTGTGCGCACATGGACCAGGTACAGGACCTCCACCCGAAGGATTTTGAGTGCATAGAGCACGGAGACGCCATTTTTGGCTACTCCGAAAAGGTACGCAAGCAGTGTGGACTCGGAGCCGACGACAAGAACGGACTCTTCATCGCTCTCGAATGCCTCGCATCATACGACGTGCTCAAATGCGCCTTCTTTGTTGGGGAGGAAATAGGATGCCGTGGCTCAAGAGAGGTTGACATGGGCTTCTTCAGCAACTGCCGCTTCTGCATTCAGATTGACAGACGTGGTAATTCCGACATGGTGACATCAATATACGACCACATGTGTTCCACGGAATTTCTATCATCCGTGAAACATAAAGAGTACGGCTACAAGGAGTCTGACGGACTTATGACCGATGTTGCCGAGCTGTTCAGCAGAGGTGTTGGCATATCCTGCATCAATCTGTCATGCGGTTATTATGAGCCACACACCGACCACGAGTTTACATCCAAGTCCGACGTACAGAAATGCTACGACTTCGTTTGCCACATCATAGAGACGTGCTCCGACACATACGAGTGCCACAGGCAAGACAGTCTCTATGCGTGGTCTACGTCGTCATGGCAAATGCCACTGTTGCGAGGAAGCCGTAAGCGCAAGGCATCACATACCGACAGCTACCTGAAGGACTACATCCGGGACGAGGTGAAAAGCATCCTCAAATGGTGGGACAACGCAACCCTGCCCGAAGTCTACGACGAGCTGTCATACAATGGCTATACGGACTACATCAGCTTCGACGAGATTGCCGACATCTACGAAGAGGTATCAGAGAAACTGAAACAGGAGGCCTGAACAGGAGGGAGCATCACGGCTCCCTCTGCCATCATTAACAAAAAACATTTATTATTATGAGAAAATCTTTTGAAACCATCAACGCACAGCTTAGGTTGCAGCAGACAAGTAATTACGAAATGTCCTACGACTTCGACAAGTTCTATCGCACATTCAGCCGTGAGTTCAAGAAACTTCTCACCTCACTGGGATGCACCAACGTAAAACTCTCAAAGGGATATTTCTTCCTCTCCGGTTTCTTCACATGCCCTAACGGACAGGTCGTGTACGTATCTCTTGAGGATTGGAGATGGATGACAACATTCCTCATCCGCAAGGCTAAAAGCTACAAGGACAGCACAGGAGGAGGCAACGAGTATCTGCCAATAAACCAAGGAGCGGAACAATTCATTTCTAAGCTCAGGACCTTCCTCGTTTACGAGTGCAAGGTAAAAATGCGCGCCTAAAAATGCCTGCATCATGCAGGCAACCATCATTAACCATCTAAAACAAAACCAATTATGAACAACGACAAAATCCTTCAAATGTTCTTCGAGTCTCAGCGGTGGCAGCACGCCATCAGCAAGGGCATCGACAAGGACATCAGCAAGGCGCAGCTCTATCAGCTATGCAAGCCAGAGGAGAGAATAGCTATGTACAACGCCATCCGTACAGGCAAATACAAGATTTTTCCGCCACACACGGCGAAGATACCAAAGGACAACGGAGACTTCCGTACAGTGTACGTCAACGAACCTGTTGACCGCATATTCCTGTCCATAGCCAACGACATACTCTTCGAGCTGTGCCCCGAAATGGTGCATCCAAGATGCAAGTCCTACCAGAAGGGTATAGGTTGCGGAATGGTTGTCACAGAGGTGTCAAAGCTCGTCGCAAACTCCAACGGAGACATCATCGGATGGAAATCCGACCTGTCAAAATACTTCGACAGTGTACCGTTGCAATTCATCGACAAGGCTTTCGATGAGGTGGAGCAAAAACATGGCAGGTCACGTATCATAGATATAATCCGTGACTACTACCACTCCGACTTCTTCTTCGACACCGACGGCAACCTCCAAAGCTCCTATCAGTCCCTAAAGCAGGGATGCAGCGTGGCGGCATGGCTCGCCGACGTGGTGATAAACCATATCGACAGAAAACTTTCTGAACTTAACGGGTTTTATATCCGTTACAGCGACGACATGCTCTTCATCGGCGACGACTTCAAGATGGCAATGCGTATATTGACCGACGAACTCGGCAGGATGCATATGTCGCTCAACCCCAAGAAGGTGGAATACCTCGACAAGAACCATTGGTTCAAGTTCCTCGGCTTCTCCATCAAGGGCAGCGACATATCCCTGTCATCGTCACGTATAAAAACATTCCAGAAGGAAATCGAGGCACGAACCATCGGCAGGCGTGGCAACACGCTACGCAAGGCTGTCAATGCGGTCAACAAATATCTCTACAAGGGATATAACGGCCACAGCTGGGCTACACAGGTCCTGCGCGTCATCAACGTACAGCGCGACATCGACACGCTCAACACCTTTGTCATGGACTGCCTGCGTGCCGTCCGCACGGGCAAGCACCGCATCGGCGGACTCGGCTACGAGCGTTCCATGGCCGACGGGTGCATACTGCGGGGTCGTGGGCGCAACGTCTCTGGCAACCGTCAGAAGACCGATGCCGTCATCGACGGCTACCTCACCATCCGCTGCATGCGCAACGCACTGCTCACAAGCCGTGCCGTGTTCAACACGCTCGTGGCAAACATTTAAACCCATTCCTGGTACAAGGACGTGTATGTATAACGCAGTTTCAACTGTACGGTATAGATGAAGGCGGAATACCCGTCTGTCAACAGGTAGCCGCCTTCACGTTTACAGTGCATTATCACGCATCTAAAGATATGTGCAGAGCGGAACGCATACACACACCACGGCGCAGTGGAGGCACATGCAGCACGGATAGTTCAGGCAAAGCTCTATGCGATACGCCTCAGAGGGTAGCGTCGATGCATATTTGTATCGACGCTACTCACTCTGAAGGCGTAAGCATATAGCTGCTACATCAAAGACTTAAAGCTATGCGCCACATCCGCAACGCATGCGCCATTATATCATCAGGAGGAGCACGCTCCGTCCGTCGTAAGACATCCATTCACTAAGCCTGTACTGGTTACATCACAAACTTAAAGGCACGTGCCATCATGCAACACGGCGGACACACTCAGTAACCGCATACTCCGCATACAAGGACTGCACGTTCAATAACCCGCGTGTAACGATTCCGCTATGCCAGGTTCCTACCTGGCTGCCACCGAATCATCACGCGGGTAATATCGCACACATAAAGACATGCGGCAGGCAGTATGAGTATGCGCACAATCGGTATCGCAGCCTAAAACAGGTGCGCTCGAAGGGGTAAATTCATTCACCCGGTTTTCCAGTTACCTGATTGTCTGGAAGACCTTCCAGAAAGTCAGGTAAACCAACCGGGTTCCATCACGACATTACAGCTATGCGACAAATCCCTATGAGCGCACCAACTATTTATTAACCAATAAAACTCTCGAATTATGAACTACAAGGAAATTGTGGAAAAAGTCAGTCAAGGCTCCAGCTTCTACGTCAACTTCACCGAACGCTCTGTTCGGCTTGACGGGAAAATAGTCGTACAGAACGGCAACTTCGACAGCAACGGCTACGAAAATCAGGACACAGACTTCTCGCTCCAGCAGACCCTCTTGACAATAGAGCAGCTGTATCAGGAGTACAAGCATTCCGTGCCGTCCGAACGCTCTGAGTCTCACCGCCGAACCTACTTCAACGCCTTGCCTGAGAAAGAACTCTCCGACAACGACATGATGTATGGTGAACGCCGCGAGACAGCCCGCGCCCTCCTCGAAGTCTACGTGCTTGAGGCTATTTGTAGGGAATGGCTCTATTGGGACGAACCAACCATGGGTAAATGGTTCTGGCAGTCCAAAAAAGACAAAGACCTCATCATTCTCCGTCAATGGATAGACCCATCCTAACCTACAACACCTACAACAACCTACAAAACCTACAACAAACACCCTCAGCCCAAAACAGGGAGGCACCGCCTCCCACCAATCACATTATTAACCCTTTAAAATTCAAAGATTATGAAAAGAAACATTCTCATTTCAGGTGATTTCTCGCTCACAGAGTTGCAGAACAATGAGCAAACCGCTCCAGTCATTATCAAGTCAAAGAAAGCCTCCGAGCGCATCGAGGCTCTCAAGCAGGCAGGTGTGGATACATCCAACCTCTTCGCAATCGGCGACAGTACGGTAATACGCATCGTTAACGGAGTGCCGTCACAGGTCTTCGACAACGACCCCGTATATGAGCAGATACTCAAAAACGGAACCATACCAGACAGACGCCTGTTCCGCCGTTGGGTCATGGCACAGATGTTCTACATCCTAAGACGTATGGAGACAAAAAAAATGTCATTCGTCAGCGTAATCCAATGCTACGGCTACGAATACCAGTGGAGAATGCTTGAGGAGGAAATGCGAGTGCAGACCGTCCTCTATCGCAAGGACGCTGAGAATTTCTTCGAGCGGAACCTCTTCTTCAACAGTAAGGTGGTGCTCGGCATGATGCTCGACTACGAGGCAAAGCTCATCAGCCACGTCTGCTCGCTGAAAATAAAGCACTGCAAGGGACTACCATACAAGACCGTCTGCGGAAACCATTACTTCATCAGCGACATCGAAAACAAGCTCTACAAGCCCCTGCGCGACATCTACGACAATCTGCCGTCTGACTCTGACAAACTCTATCAGGCAGTACGCAAGTTCAACAAACTGCGCCCGCATCTGAAATGGCAGACCAAGCAGGCACCAGCGTTCATCGATGCATACAAGGGTGCTGGAGCGTTCTTCACCATGAAGAACCTCATCCTCTTCCACGGATGCCTCTTCAGCGGCATACACACCAAGGGGGCATCAATGAACCATCTTCAGGAAATGGCACAGAAAGCAGAAGGATGGGAACTGCTCGGAGCCATGAAGCAGCTCATCGCCGACAACAACATCTCCGTCACCGGAAAAATCAACGAGTGGAGAAAACGCAAGTAAGCCTAAAAAGCCTGCCACCAAAACATGGCAGGCACTTCTTTGTTGCATAATAGTTTAGCCGAAAGGCGAAAGCGGGGTCTGCCGTGAGGCACGCCCCGTTTTTTCCACTATTATCTAACCAATAAAAAAAATCAATCAATTATGGCAAATTTACAAGATTATGGCACCGTTTCATCTCTCATGGGGCATGGAGCGACCCGGAAATTGAATGGCGGAAATCAGATTTCCAAACCCTGCTTTTCAATTATTGGGATGTATCAGAATGTACAGACTACGATAGCCTGTGCGAAAGCACGGAAGATTGTGACCTGCAAGAGCTTACTTCCCAGCTCTGGGAGTTAACCCCAAGTGGTTATGCACGACCAAAAATAGATTACGAGTGGGAAGTTCCTGATGTTGGTTGGCCTTCAAGCTACGACGATTCCGACTACTTCAGGGAATACAAACTTTCCGACAAGGAAGATTTTGTATTACACAACACAAGCCAGGCACTACGTCAAGCACTCCACTTTCTGGATGATAACGGTTTGACGGGTGCGGAAATCAGAATATTTCGCCGTGAGCGAGATAAAAGAACACTCGTTGCAAACTATCTCCTACAAGGCTCAACACTCAAAGATATATATTATTAAACCATTCAAAAACAATAAAAAAAACACAGAATTATGAACAAGACACAACAAATTGATTTCTTTCACAAGAAAATGGACCTACACAAGGAAATGCTCAACGCTATCGAGCAGTTAATCAAACTCTCAGGACGTGATACCATCGACTTCCGACCGCTTGAGCAAAAGGACGAAATCGAATATGCATACGTCCACTTCGAACCGGACGGCTATCAGTCTGCATTCGGCATCCACGCCGACGCGGTACGTCTCGACGGATGTCTGAAAGTCCACGAGGCAGGAGCAGATTTTGATGACCAGTGGTCATGGTATATCATAGGGAAATACTCCAATGTCATACCATGCTCTATTGATACGGTCTACGATGCTACATACCTCACGCTCCTGAACGAGGGTATCATCACACAGTAGCCAAAACATCCCCTGCACATCCTCAGCTGGGGAACAATAAATCAACCAATTAAAACGTTACTAATATGAAAACAACAAAAACAACAACCGGATTATGGCAAAGAAACTGCTGACAGCAGAGGACGTGCTCAAGCTCAAAGGCTACAACAGCTCGCCAATCAACGGCTCAGAGCTGCTCGCCATAATAGCAGAGTACTACCTAACGAACGACATCTCCGCAAAACTCTATATCGCAGTCAGAAGGTTTGTGGAGTTTAAAGATGTACCCGAAAGCGGGTACGTGGACCTTACAAGCACACAGAAAATGAAGGACTTCTGTGAGCTGCATCCTGAGATGGCAGGCTGGGGAAAACTTATAGACCCGGCAAACTTCTACGAGGTATTGCAGTACGCAGACCCGTTCGAGTACGAATGGCAGGATTGTCAAATAACGTTCAATAGCAAATATATTGTTATCGACGAGGCAAGCGAGTCTGCCATCGTAAGGTTCCTTAGAGGTGTGGGTGGCTACAAGCTAAAAAAGTACAAGTCAAATATTCAAAAAGGCTATATACTCACCATCGTCTAAGAAACTACATCTTTTTTGTTAAACCTAAGTTAATAACGTGTAAATATGCGGTTATCTCACTGATAATCAGTATATTTGCACGTTATTTATAACATTTCATCAACTATGTACAGAATACATCTCAAGACAAGGGATTGGGAGACAATGCTCTCCTATACCCAAAAGGAAAAGTACAAGAACGCCATACGTCAGGGATATTTCTCGACATATCACGGCACATCATGGCGACATGACACATTCTACGGGGCGTACATCTGGAAACACCCCAACCGGGTAAAGGTGCTCGCACGCTTCGAGAACATGCTCGGACACCGCCCTGAATGGAGCGATATAACCGACGACACCATACGCGACCTCGTAGAGGAACTGCGAGAACACTACTCGCCAAACTCCGTCAAGACATTCATGGCAGAGATATTCGCCATCATAAGGCAGCACCACAAGAGCAAGAACATACCGCTCAACGACTACCATTGCGCTGGAACAATCAAGAAGTCTCCATCGCAAGCCGTATATCTCACAATGTCCGAGATTAACAAGATACGCAAGTACCAGCCCGAGACTCACCTCGCACGCTACGTCAAGCGGCTGTTTATGATTGAGTGCCTCACGGGGGCACGCAAGAGTGACTGCCAGCGCATAACCACCGACAACATCGACGACAACGGACAGACTCTCACATACGTCTCCGAGAAGACAAAGACAGAGGTCACTGTACCCATACACCGGTGGCTAAAGCCGTTCCTCGTAAGCGGAGACCCGCTTGAGCCGAAAACCGTGGGCTTCGCATCGTTCTCACGCATCATACGCGAGATATGCAAGGCGTGCGGCATCAACGAATATGTCAAGGTATTCCGTGACGGCAAGCACCAGGGAGGCAAGAAATACGAGTTCGTAACCTCGCACACAGGCAGACGCTCCTTCGCCACAAACCTAATCCGAAAGGGAGTATCAGTAGAGCAGATAGCACTAATGATGGGACACATGAGCGGAAACATGCCAAACATCGAGATGACACAACGCTATATCGTCGGAAAAATGAAAATCGACGGACAGGTACTCAAACTCTTCGGAGTATACGATGAGGAAAAGGACTAAACATTATTAATAACCATTAAAACAACAACAGAATTGTGGAAAAATCTCAGTTAACACAACTCGCACTAAAGACAGTCGAAATCTATGAGCACGCCCTCGCCACGCCCGACACCACCTTCGGGGACATTCGCGACCAAATACGGCAGCTCTACCAGGAACCAATCCTCGTAGCGGAGGACATAGAGCAGCAGACGGAACTCGAAAGCGACCTTGAGGCGGCAATATCCATGCTCAACACTCTCGCATACTCATCTACAAGCGTCACATCAGCGGCAAGGAGTGCCATCAGCATAATGACACTCATAGGCAAGGCTCTGGGCGAGATAGAGAACACCTCCGAGGACGACCCACAGCAGTACGAATACCAGTGTCAGGCTGTCGACGAGACCGTCAGCATGCTCAGGCAGTACATTAGCGACAATCCCTACAACAGCTCCGACTTCCAGATACAGCTGTTCGAGATTGCCGAGCACATCGAAAAGCAATACCCGTACCCATGGGCACGCAACCTCACATCCATCCTCGACAACCTTCGGCACATAACACGCAACAGCACCATCCCCTACCGCCTCATGCGCCACGCCATCCTTGGCTGACGCTAAGAGCACAAAAACACCCCGAACAGAACGCACCATGGCACAATATTCAAGCCATGCGTGCGTTTTATTACAGACAGACACTCAACAACCATCACAGCCCTCGACATAATCGGTTAAGTCATTTATATGATAAAGATATTAAATAAAGAAGGCAAAGATATAGGAATGATTATTGCTTGCTATATGCAAGGCAATAACTGGATTGCTTGCATTACAAATGACAAGATAGACCATTGGGTCGAGAAGCAGCTTCATTATTCAATACAGAGCAAAAAGGACGTTGAGCAATGGGCTGAGGATTATCTGTATGACAGAAACCAACTCAGTGGAGAAAACGCAAGATGCGAGCTTAGAATATAAAAACGGGGAGCTTAAAAACTCCCCGTAAATCCACACGGATAAACTCCGTGACACGTAGATTTGTAACTACATTACTATTGTCGTTTCAATCCACAGCCCAAAGGCTGACGGCACAAAACTACACCAAATCACCCACATATCACCCATCATAACAAACATTAACACAACTTTAACACCCGTAAACAAAACTATGTCCAATCCCGACCCATCCCTCTACTCCTCCTGGTGGTTCTGCGAGAACATCCTCTGCCACCCCGGCCAGATAGCCCTCCTGCACATGGGCTTTCCCCGTGTCCTTATCCTCGTCCGTGACTACTCCAAGCTATACCCCTGCACATTCGAGCAGTTCCGGCAGTCCATAGCCGAGCTTAACTTCCTCTCGCCCCAAGACCGTCAGCAGGCCGACATCCCCGCCATCCTCACCGATGCCTGGAACTTCCTCGCCCTTGTCGAGCGCAAGGAAGAAGACCTCTACGACGAGTTTACCGACTACCCCGACCAATTCTGACAGACCCACAGCAGACCCACAGCAGACCCACAGCAGACCCGCAGCAGACCATCCTATCTGCTCTATCTCCTCTATCTGCTCTACAAAACCTCGAAACCTCGATACCCCGACCTTAGTCCTTAGACCTTTGACCTTAGACTTCCCCCTCCCTTTAAGGGAGGGACGGGGAAGGTCCCGTGGCTGGGGAGGGTCCCCCTCCCATCACAAACTCCACAACCCTCCTATTAATCTCGTTCACAACCGAGTAATCCCTCTTTATATAAATATCCGCAATCCTATTCTCCCCCACATGGTTCAGCAGCTCGTCCACATCCGACTTCGCAAACCTCAGCTCGTTCCTCGCAACCGTAGCAACGGCATGCCTGAACCTATAAAACTGCAACCCCTCTATACCCGTAATCTCACCAATCTCCTTCAACCCCTTGTTTATGGCGGCGTTGAAAGTGCTCTCCGACGAATACCGCCTGTAAAAACCGAACACCCTCCTGCCGCTCCTGTCCCTGTACTTCTCAAACACCCTCATAACATGCACCGGCACCTCAATCTCAATACGCGCCCTGTCAGCCCTCCTGTCCTTCGTCTTCGTCCTCTCGTAGGCCAGCACGCCATCCTTATACTCCGTAGCGTTATACAGGTCCACCGAGTTCGTACCCATCAGGCAGAACGACAGCATACAGCAGTCCCTCGCCAGCTCCTGTCTCGAACCCCTCCTCACATCACAACCGAAAACCAGCCTGACCTCGTCAACAGACAAAGCCCTCTGACCCCTCGCAACCTGCTTCGGAACCTTGAAACGCTCAAACAGCATCACGGACAAATACGCCTTCTCGTCAGTATTATATTCAAGACAAGCCTGCTTCCACAAGTGCCTAATCTCACCCAGATACAACGTCCTCGCACGCGGCCTGTCTGCAAGACTGCGGGAGTATACGCTCAGAAGCTGGTACGTCACGTCACCAAACCGCAACTTCCGAACCGTAAGAAACCGCGCAAGGTCGTTAAGCATCGTCACATAATTCTTCTTGCCCTTGATGCCACTGCTCTCAATCCAACGCTCCGCAAACTCAAAAAAATCCATGTCCAGAACATCCGTGCCGCAATCCACTGCCGAGATACCCCTCAGCACGTCCCTCGCACTGAAATCCATGAACATATGCGTCCTCAGAAACTCATTCATGCGCCTCGTCATGTCCGTAAACAAGTCCTCAAGCTCAAAATACTTCCTGTCGTTCGTCACCCTAATCCTGCCGTCAGCATACTCCCTGTACTCGCCCTTGCACAATACAATACCCGTAGGAACACTCACCTCCGTATTCCCATGCCTCAGGCGCAGTGTCACGCCGATACTCCCGTCCTGCTGCTTCTTCCCATATCTTTTCGTCAATGTCGCCATTTTATATCCCTTTCTTTGTAAACAAATCAAAATAAAACAAAACAAACATTAATCACAAAACAAAGGTTTGTCAAATCATATCCTATCCGTGCCTCCCCGATTTTTCCCCGATTTCGTCCTCTACTTTTGACCTAATTCGGTCACTTTTAAAAATCGTCCCTCATCCAGAAACACCCATGATACGACACAAAAACCTCCGTAATTCCCTATTTATAAGGCATTTACGGAGGTTTATCGCTTGGGTGCCCGGTGGGACTCGAACCCACGACATTCAGAACCACAAACAGAGTATTATTTTCGCATAATGCGCTGATAACAAACAAGTTGCAAGCGCATACACAATTTTTCTTCCCCGATTTTAGCCCAATTGTGTCTAAATCCAATATATTTTGTATATATTTTTCGCAACAATTTACACCAAAAACCTCAACCTCAGATTTTGCTGGTTCAAAATATTTTTCGTTACTTTGCAGCATCATCATGGGGTTGATGATAAGTTCTATCAGGGTTGTTCGAGCGTCATGCCTCGTCAATATAGAAGCCCTTATGCCATACCCCGATGGTGTAGGGGCTTCGCTTTTCAAGCCCCGAATTACAGACTTACACACGGGAACACGGTTGGGTCTGTTCTTAAACCTGTCACAACGCCGTAGAATACGGTCCGGGGAACCGGAGGGTGTGCGAAAGCAGGAAGCCGAAGTCTGGGCTTGCACCGCAGATACTTGCGAAACAGACGAAGAGTTGCGATAGTATCGTTTGCGCTCCTCATACAGCGGCTCCTTTATGCCGATGAAAGAGAAACCCGTGGGCGATGGTGGAGCCACAAAACTCTGCACTTCGCCTATTAGGGTTTCTTGTCTCTCCAGCTCACCATTGTCCGATGTTTCCAAGTCAAAGAACAATAGAAAAAATAAAGAGTTAATATTTATATAATTATTACAACTAAAATTATAATTTATATAAGAATTATCTCTTTTTATTGAATAATTAACCTTTCCCTTAAATAAAAAGTCGGATTTTCGAAAATTTTTCATCGCTTTCCCCTTCTTTTTGCCGTTTTCGCATTTCTTCCATCATACATAAAGCTCAGCCGTTTGCTGGTAACATACTAAAAAAGAGACTACCAATCCTCTTCCGCTTTGACCTCAAGGAGTGAGTCGATTAATTTATTGACTTTTTCTTCCAGTATTCGCCTCATTTCTCCATATTTGCCCTGTATGGCATTTCCGTCTTTATCGAACATTTTTCGGCATAGCCCAATAAACGACCTATGATACATACTATTTCTCCATATATCATCGTCGATTAGTGGAATCGAGACTTTAACCTTTCCGTCCTTAATTTCAAATTCCAACTTGTAATAGCAATAAAAAAAATCTCCTTTGGTATTAAATGGGACGAGTCCGCTCGACATGGCCATTATTGTCACCTGCTTATCTTCTACGCACGTCATTACTTCCTTTGGTGAGTTGTATACTTTGCCGACATTTGTCTGTATGAGCGTGAAAATATCGTGCGCTGTCATACCTTTCATTTCCCTTATTGTATACATCTCGCCTTTTTCAGAGGTTAAATAGCCTATCCTGTGAACTATAAAACGCTCGTTTTGAGCTGTTGCGTCACCCATGGATAACAACAATCCGATAGCGATAAACAAAATAATCTTTTTCATAATCAATATTTTTAGAGTTAGTATCTGAACATTAAAACTTTCTTGTATATCCTTATCACGTCATCTTTCGGTATGACGAACTCCTGAGGGTCTGCCTCGTCATAGGTATACGTCACTATATCCCCGTTGCCGTCCAGCCTGAGCCGTCTTGTTATCATGCCGTCCCTCTTGGTGTCAACGACATACACATCCCCCGTCTTTATCCTATGGTCTCCTATATCGTAAGCCTTCAATCCCAGACAGTCCCCTTTCTGGTAGAACGGATAGAGGTCATTGTCGTCGACATAATGCCAAACGTCTATGGCTGCCGTTCCCGAATACAGTTTCTCAATATTATCGCCCATCAGCCGCTTGCTTATATGCCCCATGATGTCGAAGTCCGGCATCTTAGCCATGCTTCTCGGCACAACAGGACACCAATTCCTTTCGGTTAGAGGCGAGTCTCCGTACTTGTTGGGTGATAAGCCACCCACTGTATTAAAGTCGCCCACAATCGAATTATTCACGTCTCCCGACACCACATTCCTTGTTATTGTGGTACCAGCGACACCAGCAAGCATGTTCCCCTCGCCAAACAGCAACCACTCCAGACTGAATATGTTGTCATATGCCTTATTGAAGTCCTTTAGGAAACCAGTAGTCAGTATCTTCTCGTCACCCTTGAAGGCCTTAGAGATATTGGTCGCATGTTTCCCCATTTGCTTAGCCAAGTCTCTTTGGGTATGAGCAAGACCATTGTTCCTAAGGTATTTGAAAGCCATACCAAACCGTTCACGTTTATTCATAACTGCGTATATTTATGTTAGCATAAAGCACTTGTCTGTGTGATTTTCGTAAACGATGTTAAAATTTTATCCTTTTTGCTGGTAATACCATCAAAAGTGATTATCTTTGCAATCGGTTAGTTAAAACCACAACAGACAAAGTGCTGGCAGGGAAGCGGATAACCGCCACCTTCCATAGTTTGACCGCTACAAAGTTAGCGATTTTCCATCAACCTGCCAACACTTGTCAAGTTAAACAAACGTAACAAACATTAACAAAGATGAGTGTGACCAAAAATGACATCTTGGCAATCAGACCCGGAAGAACGAAAGTCTTTAAGGTTGATAAACCGCAGGCTATCAAGTCGGCCATGGTGATGTGTACATACATCAAGAACATGCGGCTTATACCTGAAGGTGTCGAGAGGTACACGTGCTCGTCTGACTACACCAACCTGTATGTCGTAATCACGGCTGTCAGAAAAAGGAAGGAGGTCAAAGATGAGCAGTAAGGAAAAAGTCATAGTCTACGCCGAGGCTGTCCTGATGATAGCACTCACGTACATGACAATCGTCATCTTCGGTTGATGGATTAGTCCACGTGTACAGCACTGATACTTAAAAAGGCAGTTGTGGTGCGTCTGCCTGCGCGTGGGAATCGCTCTTTGCTTATTGGTAAATGTTTCCAAGGAGGGTGTGCAGCAGAAATGCGGCGACCACATCCGAGGCTTGGGACAACAGCTGACAATACCCGTGGTAGCCATGGGCTTTAAAGGGATGGTCGCGCATCCCGCCACACACAATATAGGTTACGTACATTCAATGGTAGATGGGCAACCTTTGCCGATGGGGGTTCGAATCCCCCCGTAGCCTCGAAAAATAATTTGCTGAATGAGTAAGAAGTATATTGGTATAGACCCCGGTGGTAACGGTGGTATTGCCGTGCTGTCGCATGATGGTGACGTGATAGATGTCATCCCGATGCCTCAGACCCCTCAGGACATATTGATGAGTCTTAAGAGTTATGCAGATGGTGACTGCCTTTGCGTGATGGAGGATGTCGGGTATGGTATTCCTGGTCAGTCGTCAAAGGCTACCGCCACATTTGCCCGTCACAACGGCTGGTTGGAAATGGCGTTGCTTGCATTGGATATCCCGACCGAGAAGGTTACTCCGCACAAGTGGGTGAAGACCTACCAGATGAGCAAGACAAAGGACATGCCCAAGACCCAGTGGAAGAACAAGTTGAAGGCAAAGGCTCAGCAGCTCTTTCCCCATCTTGGCCGCAAGCTGACGTTGAAGGTGTGCGATGCCCTTCTGATAGCCGAGTATGCCCGCAGGAAGAATTTATAGGTTTCTTCATAACATTCCCGTGAAAGCCTGTCAGGTGTGACAGGAGGGACTTACAGCAATATTTCTATACAGATCAGTTTCCACCTCACCTGTGAAGGCCGGGTGGTTTTCTTTGAAGTAACATGTCAATGAAATCCGATAGCCGTGATAATGGTAAGCTGTCTGCGCATTGCAGGAAGGTTCTCAATGGCCGCCGTGAGATTTACGAGTATTACGTGTCTACGCCTTTTGGCAAGCGTGTCTGCCGTCGTGGCAGCAGTAGGTTGTATTCGTTCATGGCTGTTCCGTTTACGGCACTTACAAGCGGTACTGTTCATTATGTCTGTTTGGGTAACAATCCAAGGAAGTTGTTTAATACTGCCAACAGACGGATGGAGGTTATGTTTTTGATATTAGAGGTGATTATTGATTATTGATTATTGATTATTGATTACTGATTACTGATTACTGATTACTGATTGATGATTGATGATTGATGATTGATGATTGATGATTGATGATTGATGATTGATGATTATTGAGTTTGATGATTGATTACGATTATAGTGTTAGACCTGATTGTAATGTTGTATTTACCATAAGTAATGGTTGATTGATAATTCAGGTTGTTGTTGTCCGTGAGGATGGCGCAATTATTTAAGTTAGTGAGACTTTTTTGTGTTTCATAACTGTATTCATATTGAGTTGGCTGCGGGTCATTGTGAAATGGCTCGCAGGTTTTTGAAGACCCTCCCCTGCCCTCCCTTGAAGGGAGGAAGGAAGTCAAAGGACTAAGGTCAAAGGTCGAAGACTATATAGAGCGGATAGATAAGATAGAGGAGATAGATGTGATAGAGTGAAGAGTGAAGAGTGAAGAGTGAAGAATTTTAGGGTGATGAGTTTATTGGGATGCTATGGTAGATATTGGTGAGTGCTGTGCCATTGTTCAGGAGGCTGTGATACTTGGTGAGGCTATTGCCGAGTGCAGGTTTGCTCCGTTGTCGGACAGGATGAGTAGGAGGCAGGCCGTGCAGTATCTTGTCTCACGTGGCTACCGTACTCCCGAGGCCACTCTTAAGTCTTGGCAGCAGCTGGGCATCCTACATATCCGCAAGCCCCCTGGTTCTGCGAACCGCAAGTTGATAATATCATTCAGGGAACTGCAACAGTGCGTTCTCGCTCAAAAAATACAAAAAAGTTTATGACACCAACACCAACAACAACAGCTGCTTCTGTGCCGCAGAAGTCGCTTGGTACTCTCTTGCAGAGTGCAGGCGTGATGCAGAAGCTCAACAGTGTACTGGGAAATGAGAAGAAGGCCGCCGCCTTCGCCAGTAGTGTATTGTCCGTAGCCAACGGCAACAACCTCCTGCGTAATGCCGACCCTATGACGGTACTCGGCTCTGCCATGGTTGCCGCCACCCTTGACCTTTCGGTCGTTCCTACCCTTGGCATGGCGTATATCGTGCCCTACAAGGGTCAGGCATCGTTCCAGATAGGTTGGAGGGGGCTTGTCGAGCTTGCATTGCGCAGCGGTCAGTACCGCAACGTGATAGTAGAGGAAGTCCGTGAGGGCGAGCTGGTATACAAGAACAAGTTCACTGGCGAGTACGTCTTTGACGAGGACAAGAAGGTCTCCGACAAGGTGATTGGCTACATGGCGAATTTCCAGCTTGTCAACGGCTTCTCGAAGACCATCTACTGGACGGTGGAGGAAGTTAAGGCACATGCCATGACCTATTCTCAGGCTTACCGCTCCGGCTTCGGTTCTCCGTGGAAGACGAATTTCGATGCCATGGCAAAGAAGACCGTGTTGAAATCCCTTATCTCCAAGTTCGGTCCGAAGTCGTTGCAGATGCAGCAGGCCGTGACCTTCGACCAGGCCACCATCAAGCCCGTTGCGGACGAGAATGGCGAGATGGACTTGAACATCGACGCTTTCGAGCATGAGTACAGCGACAACCCCGACACGTCAGCCGTTATTGCCGATGCGGCCACCGAGGCAGCCAAGAAGCATAGCGGGAAGAAACTGAACACCGATTTGTTTGACGAGGCACAGGAGGTTAAGGGATGATAATAGAAGGCACGGAGCAACGCTCATTGGAGTGGTACCGCATGCGCATGGGCTGCTTCACGGGCAGTAACATCCACAAGCTCATGGGCAAGGGTAGGAAGAAGGACGATGTGTTCTCGCAGACTGGCAAGACCTACATACAGCAGGTTGTCGGCGAGCGCATGTTCAACCCTGCGTTCCTCAATGACGATGTGGTTTTCCAGGACTACCTCGACCAGGTTTCCGTCAGCTCTAAGGCCATACAGTGGGGAGTAGAGCAGGAGGAGGGAGCCAAGCGTCAGTTGAAGGAACGCTATCCTCAGTGGGAGATAGTGGATGTTGCGCAATGCACCCATCCTTCCGTTCCTCATTTCGCTGCCTCTCCCGATGCCATCATCTACGACCGCAAGCATGTCATGTCGGTAGAGATAAAATGCCCGAGCGTCAGCACACATATCTGTTACAGCTCCGAGATAAAGGACAACGACAGCCTTCTTGCTGTGAAGCCCGAATACTACTGGCAGGTAATGGCCGAGCTATCATGCTCTCAGGCTGAGCAGGCCGTGTTCGTGTCGTATTGCCCTTGGGTGAACTACCCTATCCATGAGGTGCTGATACGGCGTGACGATGATGCCATAGCGCAGCTGATTGGAAGAGTTGAGCTGGCGAATAAGGAGGCCGAGAGGATAATGAGGGAGATAGGAAGTGAAGAATGAAGAGTGAAGAGTGAAGAATTATATAGAGGAGATAGAGAAGATAGAATTGATAGAATTGATAGAGAAATGAAGGTAAAAGGAAAGATTACCCGTGTGTTTCCTCCGAAGGAGGTTAGTCACAAGTTGGCCATCAACCACATTCAGCAGTTTGTGGTGACTGAGCTTGAGGTTCTGCCCGGACACACCAATCCTGGGAGTATACTGTTTACGGTGTTCGGCAACGACAAGATAGAGGCGTTCCACTTGCAGCAGGACGAGATGGTGGTGCTTGAGCTGTTCTTCTATGTCAGCGAGTACAACGGACGTACGTACAACAACATCTATTGTGATGGAGTGGAGAGATTGGGCTGAGTGCAATACTTTTCATTGTAGTTGATAGTTGTTAGTACCGGGGTGCGTATGGCGTGCTTACCGCTGCCTGCGCATCCCACTCTTTACCCCCGTGACATGCGTGTCGCCAATCTGAGGGGGAGCGGGCTGTTCGCAGCAGCCCACGGGGACTTGTAATGTCTGTCTGTTTTTGTTGATAAATGTGGTAGCCCCTGGTAGTGCAGTCCGCTTGGTATAACCTGTACACTCTCCGACCTTCCCATGTATCATAATCTTCATACCAGTTCTGCTCTGGAGAGTCCGCTAACGAAGTGGGGTTCAAATCCCTACAGGGGTACAGATAAACTGTTTTTCATATAAATTAAGTTTCCGCCAGCTTTAGCCGTGAGGCGTACAGGCTGGCCTTATGCCACGGAAAGACCCGTAGGACAGAGCGACGGGCAACGGAAGTCTGGTATGAGCGTGGGAGCGTTACCCACCCGTGGCGCCATATTGTTCATGCAATTTTTATTGGTTAGGTATTTTAGTTAGTTTATGTGTTTTTTTATTGTTTATTATTTGAGTTTGTAAAGTTTCATTCATAGATTGTGATTAAGCCATGCGGTCACAGTGATGCGGTTGCATGGCGAACATGCCGCAGAAAGACCAGTAAAACAGAGCAACTGGCAACGGAATTAAAACGCCTGGGATGAGCGTGGGAGCGTTACCCACCTGCGGTACTTGTTTGAATTTTGCATTACCTATGATTAATTATCTGTTATTAGATTACCTTGTTCTTTAGCGAAAGACTGAAATTGTATTGAAAGATTATTAGAGTTAAGCTCATATTGTTTTCCGTTGCGAAACGTATGCAATAATCATATAGCAATTTCTAACTTCCGCCATGCCTTAGTCGTGAGACGTGCAGGCATGGCATCTGCCGCCGATAGGGTGCTAAACGGATAGGCACCACACTTGGATAAATAAGCGTAGGCATTATGGAGTCCGACTCTCCACGGTGGCACAAAGGTATTTGGCCGGAAACCCACCCACGTACAGCCTGCAAACAGAGCGACAGGCTATGTGGCGCAACGGCATTAGCGATGGCAGGCAACCCATCCACCTCCCTCCCTATACTCCTCTGCCTGCCTGAGCTTGTGCTGCCGTGCCAGAGCGCAGGAGCGTTACCTGCACGTGGGTCACTATTTTGTTTTCATAGATGTATGTTTGAGTATGATTAGTTGAAAATTAACTAACGTTTTTTGAAATTTTCTAATGGTTTCATTTAATGTAATGCTGCGCCAGGCCGTCCGTGAGGATAGTCTGGCTTTTTAGGTCGAAGACCGTAGGTCTAAGGTCTAAGGTCAAAGGTCAAAGGTCTAAGGTCGAAGGTCGAAGGTCAAAGGTCAAAGGTCTAAGGTCTAAGGTCTAAGGTCGAAGGTCAAAGGACTAAGGTCTAAGGACTAAGGACTAAGGACTAAGGTCAAAGGTTTTATAGAATAGATATAATGGAAGAAGCGAGATTGATTACCCGTCAGGAGGCTGCGGACATGCTGAATGTGAGCTTCCAGACCATCAGCAACTATATCGAGAAGGGTATTATCCGTGCCCACCGTATACCTGAGCGTAAGCGCAGGGTGTTCATAGACAGGAATAGCATCGTGGCACTACTCGACAGCTACGAGGACTTGGAGAAGATGCGGCGTGCCGTGGAGGACTTGACGAAGGAGCTGGCTGAGGAGCGTGACATGCTGTGCAGTGAGGTTAGCGAGGTGATGGCGATGCGTGACAGCCTTGGCAGGCGTGTTCCGAAGAAGCAGATGAGCTTCATCGTGCGGACTCTCAACGACATGGCTTACGACATGGAGCTGCTTGTCAGCCGTGAGCATGACGTTCTGGACGGAGTTATCAGCGGTAAGGACTATCGTGACCTGGCGAGGATGTTCGATGTCAGCGAGGCCACCATATCATTGGTTTTCCTCCGTGCCATGCGCAAGCTTGCCACCTTACAGAGCTATCCTCGCGTGCATGCCGAATACAAGAGGCTACTGAAAGAGAACGGGATGCTGAGGGACGTAGTCAGGCAGTACGAGCAGGATGGCAGGCACAAGACCATCGACATAGATGAGATTCTTGACAGTCCATCGCCAGTGCCCGGGTATACCTTCCGCAAGCTGTTCTATGTCTTCGACACGAAGCTTGTGAACGAGCGTCTGTCCGTGCGTGCCCTTGGTGCCCTGCGCTTTGCTGATGTGGAGACGGTGGAGCAGCTTGTGAGCATGACAAAGGAAGAGCTGTTGCAGATACGCAACCTCGGCAGGAAGACGCTGAGTGAGCTTGATGAGTATGTCTGTGGGCTTGGGCTGAGCTTCGGGATGGACACGAAGGAGATGAGGAGGTTGAAAGTGAAGGAGAGGAGACCCTCCCCTGCCCTCCCTTGAAGGGAGGGAGGAAGTCAAAGGACTAAGGTCAAAGGTCAAAGGCGTGGGTAATATAGGAGATAGATAAGATAGAGGAGATAGAGGAGATAGGCATTCTGCATTAAACTATGAACTCTAAACTTTAAACTTTTATTTTATTAAGATTATGCAGGAAATAACTATTGACGGGCGGAATATCAATGATGTGTTCCGCCTGCGGTGCTGCCGCTCCGTCAGCAAGGGAAGTGACATTGCGTATCTGATGTATGTCAACCCTGACGGCTACGATGTGGCCTTGCAGGGCGACATAATACGTGTGGAGAGCGCGGATAGCCCCACGTGCGACATCATCATGGGAGAGTATCACAAATCATTACTAACAAAACAGCAAGTATAACAATGGAAAGTTTAACAGCAACATTTTTCCTCTGCAAGGTACGTTTTGAGCGTACCATGGAGGACGGGACACAGAAGAAGGTGACAGAAGCCTATGTACTTAATGCCGAGAGCTTCACTGAGGCCGAGGCGAAAATCATCCAGGAGATTGCGCCGTATGAAGGCGAGATTGAGGTGGTGGAGATAGACCGTGCTCAGTTCCGTGAGTTCATCTATGACAAGGACAGGCCTGCCTATAAGTACTACAAGGCCAAGCTACAGTTTATCACCCTCGACGAGAAAGGAGAGAAGGAGAAGAAGACCTACGTCTGCTACCTCGTCGGTGCCGACAACTTGGAGAAGGCTCGCAAGGGTGTTGAGGAGATTTTTAGCGACACCATGATAGACTACAACATCGTGTCGCTGACGGAGACCCCGATTGAGAATGTGTTCGTGTATGAGGAAGGAGGAGTGTAGGATATGGAGAGCAACATACCCGAGATTTGGTACTCATAGTTTTTTTGGTGCTAACAGCTAAAAGAGCAGTGCGATGGAAAGTGATTTCGGATTAAATCAAACCGTCAACGGTAAGCCGATGCAGGAGAGTCTGGCAGACCTGTTGGAGCGCAACGAGCGCAATGAGATAGAGATTGAGCGAGCCAAGATAAGCATCGGCATATACAAGCAGATGAATAATCTGGCGAGGTTGAAGCTCGATGCGGCGAAGCTGGAGTTGAAGGAAAAGATGTTTGAGAAGGAGATTGTTGATTGTTGATTATTGATTATTGATTGTTGATAGAGGATATAATCATCAATAATCAGTCATCAATAATCAGTCATCAATAATCAGTCATTAATAATCAGTCATCAATAATCAGCCATCAATCATCAGCCATCAATGAGCTGCTATTGCTTATTATATAAAATTCGGGCGTGCTGTAACGCCTTATGCTGAGGATTTTTTATCACTCGGCAACTCCCTAACAGGCTGGACAATAACTGGCTACAAGATATAGGCTGTGTCTGCCTGAGAGATTGAGGGGAGATGCAGCTACCTGCCAGATGGTATTGCCGTTTTACCGCTGTGTCTGCCTGAGAGATTGAGGGGAGATACAGAAAACTGCCTTGGAAAAGTGGAGGTTGATGCAACAAACTGCCTTGGAAAAGTGGCAGGATGCAGCAAAAGAAAGGAATAAATATGATTATTACCAGACGAATAGAGGTGTTTGTTTGCGAGAGCGATAAAGACCTCCGTAAGGCGTATTACGATAAACTTTACGCTATCAGGGATATAGCCCGTGATGCGGCCAATGCGGCCACAAGTCACCTGTTTATGCTTGACAACAGCATTCCTTACTTGGATGAGCCGAGCAAGGAGTCGCTTCGTTTTATTGGCACGAGGGGTACTGATACTACCAGACAGAATGCGGCCTACTGTCTTATGAGCAAGCTGTTCAAGGACAGGATGCCAGGGATAATGGATATGTTGTCGAACCTTTCGCAGATAGTGCGCAAGAACTATCAGGAGGACAGGAAGCGGGGTATGTGGAACCGCTCGCTACGGAGCTACAAGGGTAATTTACCCATTCCCTATCAGAAGAAGTCTTTCTATGATTTCGGTTTCCGTGAGTATACCGATGGAGAGGGAAAGGCACGTACTGGCTGTTTCTTCACCCTTGCTGGCATCCCGTTCCAGATGCGCTTTGGCCGTGACCGCAGTGGCAACCGCCTGATAGTGGAGCGTGTGCTGGTCGGCGAGTACAAGATGGCCACGTCGAGCATCAAGGTAGATGGCAGTAAGGTGTATCTGCTGCTGTGTGTGGATATTCCGCAGCAGGAGGTCAAGCTAACGGATGGGAAGCGCATATACGCCTTCCTTGGTGTGCTCAACCCTATTGTCTGCACCACCGACGTAAAGGCTTATAAGGAGTATGACAGCGGTATGAAGGTGTTCGAGATAGGCACCAAGGAGGAGTTCAACTACCGTCGCCGCCAGATACAGGAGGCCGTGAGACGTTGCCAGATAGACAACCGCTATTCCGCAGGTGGCAAGGGTAGGAAGAAGAAGTGTAAGGCCATAGACCGATGGCATGACAAGGAGAACAACTATGTGGACACGAAGCTGCATACCTATTCGAAGATGCTTGTTGACTTGGCCGTAAGGCATAAGTGCAGCGAGATAGTCCTTATGAGGCAGGAGCACCGTGAGGATGTCGCAAAGGAGGAGAATGCCAATGGTGGCAACTTCGTGCTGCACAACTGGACGTATTTCGGGCTGAAAGAGAAGATAGCATATAAATGCAAGAAATACGGCATAAAACTGACAATAGAGAAATAAAAACGATATTCGGGGCGGCTGTACGCCCTTATGTGGAGGATATTTTTGTCACTCCATGACTCCCTGATAGGCTGGGTAAGAGCACGTTGTGGATAAGCTGGTGTGTCTGCCTGAGAGATTGAGGGGAGATGCAGCAGGTAATCGGATTTACCTGGGTGTGTATGCCTGAGAGATTGAGGGGAGATGCAGCCCATCACTGCGATGGCGTCTGTAAGCACAGGTGTATCTGTCTTAGAGGTTGAGGGGACATGCAGCATAGAGCAAGCAGGTGATTTAATTTAAAACTAACAACTATGAACGAGAATATTAATTTGTGTGAGATTTTGAAGGATTGCCCTAAAGGGACAAAGTTTTACTCTCCTATTCTTGGAGAAGTGACATTCATGGGTATTGATTGGGACTTCAATGTAATAAAGATTATTGATAATAAAAAGTCTGATTGGTATATACTTCATGATGGACATATGATTATTAGTTGCATAAAAACTGAGGAGGTTACATTTTTCCCATCCAAAGACCAGCATGATTGGAACAAATTCAAAGCCCCATGGTTGAAGAAGCTCATCATGCTCTTCACCGACCCTGACGATGTGGTGATAGACCCCACGGCAGGCTCCTGCTCCAGCGTAATAGCTGCCGCCTCGCTCAACCGCAAGGCATACGGCTTCGAGATAAATAAGCAGATATATACGCAGGGCGTTCAGAATGTCCGCCACTATATCACCACCGACCCGTTTACACCTTCGCCACAGCTTGAGAAGCGCAAGCAGTATACGCAAGGTAATCTGTTTTAATATTCACCCAACACCAAATTTTCATTGCCTATGAAATCAGTCAAAATCACAGAGAAGAACCTGCTCAGCGTGCTGAAGCTGCCGTGCTGCCGTGCTGCCTACAAGCACACAGGAAAGGATGGCGAGGGAATCACGTTCGATATTTTCTGTCATCCTGGCGGTCATGTGTATGCAGAGGTGGGTAGCGTCATCAAGCTAATGAGCAATGATGTACCATTCGCCGTAGAAGTAAAAGACCCACTCTGACCATGAGGCAGATACCCAACGACATGGCGGCGGGCATCCCGAAGTACCTGTCCGTCGTCCTGGCCGCATTGCCCAAGGAGGAGGTGCGCACAAACCTCAAGCTCCACAACGCAGTGCGCCAGTTAAGAATAATCTCACGTCAACTTGAAAAGATAAATGGAAAACCCACACACCCTTCTCGCAGCGTTCCTTAGAGACGGAAAGGTCGTGGACACCGTGATGTTCACGATGCCCGACGAGCTGTTCCCGTACATACAGCGTGGCTACGACGACATACAGATTGCCGACCTGATGCTGACGCGGTGGTACTCGCCCGAAAAGGTACGCGATATACTGGACATGACATATACCCTGTTAAAAAAAGAACATGAAACAAGAAGAAAAAATCGCACAGGCCGTAAGGCTGCTGGAGGAAAACGGCTATCGCATCATCCCTCCTGAGCCTGCTGACGTGACCGATGACCTATTCGAGCTGGCGTGGAAGCTCTACGACAAGAAGGTGGGATGCAAGGAGAAGCTGCGCAAGAAATGGTTGCAGATACCCCGCAAGGAGCGTTTCCGCATCCTTGACTACATCCCCCGCTATGTGCGTGCCACGCCCGACAAGCAATACCGCAAGAATTTTCAGACCTTTCTGAACCAGAAGGCATGGAACGACGAGATAATCATCCACAGCTCCAATGACACGACGCAAGACCGACTTGGCAAGGCAGCAGAGAATGTCGCCGCTATCGCAGGCCGTTTCTGAGCAGGCATTGCGTGAGCGTTGCCCCGACTTCCTGCTGTTCACGCAGACCTACTCCCCCGACCGCATACAGGCATTTGCCGACCACCCCGACAGGTGCATCCTCGGCAATGCTCCCTCGCTACTCAATATCAACAGCGTGTATGGTCAGGGCAAGGCACTGATGTACCTCAGCATCCTTCTGCCCGCATGGCAGGAGTTGTTGCCGCAGTCCGTGTCTCGCATGTCTGTGTTTCAGGTGGAGTCTCTGTCGAAGAACATCATCGACCTCTATCCCTACCTGAAGGTGACGGAGATAATGCTGTTCCTCGTCCGTTTCAGTGGTGGCCGCTACCATGCCGTAGCGTCCCGTTTCCTCTCCCCCCCCGACATCCTTGCCTCGCTGCCCATGTATCTGTCCGAGCGCAACGAGGTCATCTTCGACCACCTCGCCCGTCAGGAGCAGATGTTGGCGCAGCAGCCGCCGCAAGCGATTTCGTGGCAGCAGTATCTTGCTGAGACGGGGAGGAGTGAGGAGGAGAGTCCGTTGGAGAAAATCAAGCTGTAACCATTATGACATCCACACTTGACAAGAAAATCACGCAAGCCCTGCGTCTCATGGAGTCTGCTTCGAAGATAGCGCATGAGCACGGCCAGCCCCTTGAGATAGCCTATTCCGAAGGTAAGGACTCCGATGTTATCCTTGAGCTGGCACGCATGGCCGATGTTCCCTTTCGTGCTATCTACAAGAACACCACGATAGACCCGCCAGGAACAATATCGCACGCCATACGGCAAGGAGCCGAGATGCTGCGTCCTGAATACTCCTTCCGTCAGCTCATTGAGCGAAACGGCTTTCCGCATCGCTTGCGCCGCCACTGCTGTCGCTTTCTGAAAGAGTACAAGGTGCTCGACTATTCCGTTCTTGGTGTGCGCCGTGAGGAAAGCTCACGCAGAGCCGAGCGTTATAAGGAGCCTGAGCAGTGCCGTGTCTACGGCAATGGAGAGAAGGCACGGCAGTATTTCCCCATCCTTGATTGGACAAGCGAGGATATACGGCTTTTTGCCATACGGCAGGGAATACGCTTCCATCCGCTGTATTATGATGCCGATGGCAACTTCCATCCGAACGCCGTCTTGGCTGCATGGGCTGTCCGCTCAAATACCGCAAGACGCGCCTTGAGGATTTCCGACAGCATCCCGGCATGGTAAAACTCTATTTAGGGGGGGGTAAAAAGTTTTTACTCAACCATCCTGATACCAAGACAGCACGGCGTTTCCGTGATGTATATGAGTGGCTTACCATGGATTTGTTCTGTGACTCCTTCGAGCAGTTTGAGCAGACATACCGCTCAAATCTCTTCGGCAACACCGACTGCAAGTATCTATTAGAAGATTATTTCGGCTTAGATTTATAGGAGTAAAAGATTAATGATTAGAGTTTAATGTTTAGAGCAGATAGAGGAGATAGAGCAGATAGAAGCCCCCCCTACCCCACCCCCCCCGGGGTGGGGGGGTATGAGAGATAAAGATTACTTCACCTCAAAACCTCATAACCCATACCTCATAACCCATACCTCATAACCTCACACCTCATAACCTCAAAACCTTAGAATGATATGGAACAACAACCACGGCGTGACTACCTCATACAGGAGCACCGCCATTTAGTATCACTTTGCAACACCGTGCTCGGTGCTGCCAACACAGTAGCAGGGAAGGCACTCTTCGATGCCGTGGAGGCCATCAAGGCCGACAGGAAGCTGTTTCGGCAGGGCGTGAAAAAGAACCTCAACCTCGCCACGGAGAAGTTTCGTGAGTACGAGAAGATACACTTTCAGAACATGGGCGACCGCTACCAGATGTTCCTCGACTACCTCGACTCCGTGGAGGAGCTGCTAAAGCCGAACATCGACATGCTGGAGATGCAGTTCCGCCAGCTGTTCCTGAAAAACGATGTCACCGAGCCGTACATGAAGGCGAAGGTGGCCACAGCCGACATGATGCTGGAGCTGGCCGTGAAGATATTCGAGGGACTGATGAAGGAGGCAAAGAAGAAGACGCAGTACGACTTCACGCCATGGTTCAGCCGTGGGAAGATAGACTCTCCGCTATTCTACTTCCGCAAGGCCGCCGACAGCCTGCTTGGCGAGGCTAACCGCATCAACCCCTCCACGGATGCCAACCTTGTGCGTGCCATCCGTATACTGGAGAAGACCCTCACGGATGCCAACCTCTTCAACAAGGCGGGCTACATGGCTCTGCAATACAACAGCAACCTTGTGGGTAGCTGCATATCCGAGGAGGACTATGAGATGCTGGCGAGGGAGTACAGGGGAGAGACCCTCCCCGACCCTCCCTTAAAGGGAGGGAGATTGAAGGTTGAAAGTTGAAGGTTGAAAGTTTAATGTAGATGGTTTAGAGTCTATATGCTCTATCTTCTATATCTCCTCTATAAAAACAACCCTGCACATGAAGACAAGGCAACTCTCTCTAAACCTCCAGTACGGCATCACCAAAGAGCAGGCATGCATCCTCTGCCACTTAAAGCAGACACTTGGTATAAACTTATTGACGAAGAATATAGAGAACAAT